CTGTACGAAAAGCACAATGGAGATAATCCGGTGGAATACGGCTTCGGTCCGGAGTGGGTAGCGATGGCTATGTACATGGATGACTACCCTAGGTTCTATACCGAAGACATGGCAGTCCTCTATTGGTTCCGTACAATTAAAGAGAAAGATGTTCTCGATTGGTACCACAATGACTACAAGAAGTATATGGAGGAGCAGAATGCAAAAGACAGCAGCGCCGAATTACGTGATCAACTCGACGAACCCGGCAGTAATTCAGGGATTGAAGCTGATGGCTCAGGCTCAGAAACAAAAAGAAAAGCGCGAAAAAGAAAAGGAAAAGAAAGTCGAGAAGAAAACCCAGATCTGGGCGATCGACTTCGACGGGACGCTTACTACTGGAGGGGCTTGGCCGAATATTGGGAAGCCGAATGTCAACCTAATTGAGCTGCTGAAGCTGGCTCACACCATGGGGGTCAAGCTTATCCTGTGGACAAGTAGAGAGGGGCACTATCTTGACGAGGCGGTCGAGTGGTGCAAGGACTACGGTCTTGAGTTTGATGCGGTCAATGATAATGTCCCGGAAACTATACAGAATACGGGGCAGAATCCTCGCAAGGTAATTGCCCATATGTTTATTGATGACCGCGCATTTCATTTCTGGAGTGAAGAAGGAGAACGCCATTTATGGGAGTTAATACAGAAGCTGTAAAGTCCTTCCTCGAATCCGCTCTTCTCTTCTCCTCCCTTTCGGAGGACCAGCGGAATAAATACCTGTCGATGTATGAAGCGGCTACCAAAACCACAACGGCGATCACAGGGATGCCAAGCGGCGGAGGTTCTGATCGGAACGCGACTCTTGCAAATCTGGGAGATGCGGAGACCAGTCTCCATAAGTGGGAAGAGATCGTTGAGCGGAAACGAAATGTAATTCGGCAGTTTATAAAAGATGCGGAAATCGATTCTTATTATAAGGATATACTCTGGCGAAGATACATCATGGGCACGAGCTGGGATATGATCCTTCTGATCATGCGGGATAAGCAGGAACTTTCCCAACGGAAGTTATACTACGATCACAACAAAGCCCTCGAAGCATGTGCTGCCTGGGTGAATGAAACTGGAAAATATAAAGAAGAGGTACTGAATAGATGACAAGGAGATTAATATGTTTGGTTGCCGTATTTTTACTGTGCCTGTGCTTAGCAGGATGTAGAGAGAGCGCCCGCGTCTCATACAATGTGAGTAAGGAAGCTGACAACTTCAACGTGATGAGGCGAGTAACGGTAATGAATCTCCGTGATAACACTGTACTTCTGCAAGTCACTGGGATGGCTTCGATTAGTTATGATGGAGACGGGGATCTGAACATTATCTCCAAACTTGCAGATGGAACCTATAAGAAGGATATGATCTGCGGCATTCGTAATAATAACTGGACGGCCTATGTAGTAGAAGATCTTAGCGGCGCGGATGTGTCTCCTTATAAATATGAAATCGAATTCATGCCAGAGGCACTACCGATCTTCACGATGACCGATAACAACCACGGATAATAAGAAAGAGGTAATGAACAAATGACAAGACAAGAGATACTCGACCAAGCACTACAGTGTGTAAATGGTGATCGGCAGCAGGACTATGGCACTCCGGAGATGAACTTCCTCTCCATTGCCAATATGTGGAATGCCTATATAGCTCGAACAGGCCGCAGATATCTGGATGCGAAAGATGTTGCTGCGATGCTTGCTTTGTTAAAGATCATCCGCATCGCATCCGGCCATGCTAAAGCTGACAACTGGATTGACCTCGCGGGATATGCAGCCTGCGGTGGAGAGATCGAGATCAGCGCATTGGAGACTACGGCAGAGGTTCTTGCCGATGGGTGAGCCTCGTTACATGAGCTACGGTAAGCTGGAACTTCTGCCAGAACCTGGAGATAAGTTCCGCTTACTGATAGATGGTAAAGAGGTACGGCGCGGAATCCGTAGGAAGGATGTGCCGCGCGTGATAGCAGAGGAGTTGAAGAAGTATGAGTAAGTTCAGCGGTAAATGCGACCTGTACGACTGGTTTGGTATGATCGCCTGTAAGCCAGGCGAGACTCCGTATGAATGCTATAAGCGTTTAGGAACGCAAATCTACTATAAATATAACGGCCATGACATCCCGGTCAGGATTGGGAAGCCTTCCGATTTGGTTATGTTCTATCCTTTTATTTCGGGTGTGCATGCCTACTCGGAGGATAAGGATGCTCACTGGATATCAAGAGGAAGTTATCTTGCCGACATTGTAACCTACGCTCCTGGTGCAGCAGCAAAGTATTTGCAGGAGCTGTTGGATGAGTACTGGCGCGTAAAAGAAGAGGAGGATCCAAAATATGTGTAAACATTATGAGTGCGTGTACTACGCACCAAAAACAGAGAGTTGCGACTATATGCTCATTATGGGTACACCGCGTGGTTGCAGTCCGGAAGAATGCACGAAATGCAGGACGAATTTAGATGGTGTCAAATCCATAATTCGTGGCTATCGACCGAGGAAGATAGACATGGCCGCTATCCATCGTATGGAGAAAGCATATAAGCCATTCATGTCTCAGGAGGAACTCGCCAAGGTGGCGCGGGTTACAGAAAACATGGCTTGCCAATGGGTTCGTAAAGTCCATCCGGAGTTTGTTAAAGTACCTGGGGGCTACTCATGGGACGGCGTCTAGGGAAATATGAGGCGGAGAATGTAGAGTTAAAAAAAGAAATAGCGCAGCTCAGAAAAGAACTTGAGCAGCGCAAGATTGATCTAAATAATTCCTACATTCTCATGAGTGATAACTTTACGTTGCGCCGTAGGATGGAAGTCATGCAGGAGCAGATTAACATCCTGGAAGAACAACTCGCCGTCGCAAAGGAAAGAGGCGACAGATACAGGAGGGGCTTAAAGAACCTTCAGAAATGGTTGGAAATAGATGGCTATGATGGAGCAAAAATATTTGGAGACACTATTAATAGAGGATGATTGGGTTGGTCCCTATGACTACGAACCTTCCTGTCTGTATAACGAATGCGTAGGTTGTCCTTCTTCTCCACGGGACTGTGCTAACTGCGGTTGGAATCCTTTTGTTGCAGCGTATCGGATTAAAATAAAATACGGCAGTGAGGCTATAGATAACTTATCCTTCTTCAGACAGGGGTGACGCCCGGTGGATATCGTAATAACAGAATTTAAAAACCGCAAGAATCCAATTGGGAAAGTTCGCAAAATTTCTTGGGACGATTTTGTAGAAAAACTAAAGAAGCCAGTTATAACAGATGAGTCGCTGGACGAGTACCGGAAAATGTCCAACGAGGATAGGACAGAAGCAAAGGACTGTGGAGGCTATGTAGCTGGCGAATTCGAGTATGGTAAACGTGCAAAGATTCTTTTGAAGAATCGTTATGTTCTTACCATCGACGCAGACGATGCGACTCCTCACGACGTAGATGACTTTGATTGCTACGGAGAGCCGTGGATTTACTTCTGTCATACCACGCATACCAGCACGGTAGATGCTCCTCGACTGAGGTGGCTGTTCCTGCTAAGCAGACCAGTTACTCCGGAAGAGTATCCTTACTTAGTTAAATATGTTAGCGGATATGTCGGGGCGGAGACCCTTGACGAAACAACTGATCAGCCAGAGCGTTTGATGTTCTGGCCGTCGGTATCTCTGGACGCGGACTATCAGTACTGGCAGGGCGGTTCCTCTCCGCTGGATGTTGATTCTATACTGGAAGAAGTAGAACCGGACGATGATTATGAAGTACCGGTCGTGCATGAGAAACCGAAGACGGAGGCCTCCCCTTCCAGCGATCTGATCCCTGTAGGTGGTCGTAACCGCGCTGTGTATTCTTTTGCTTGCAGCCTGAGAGCACAGGGCATGGAGGAAGATACAATCCTCCAGATGGTTAAAGTCTATAATGCCGATCGTCTTGAAGAACCCCTTCCGGATGACGAGATAAAGACAATCGTTCGTTCGGCCTGTACGCATCAGAAAGGCGATCCAATTCCCTTCGAAGCTAGGACAGAAGACACCGACTTCAGTGATCTCGGTGAGATCGGGCAGACCAAAGTAAAGATCGGTCGTGTTCTGGAGAATGGAACACAGTTGAGGAAGCGCTATATCAAACCCGCTGTGTACCTCGTAGAGGATATGGTGTCCCCGGGTATGGGGTTCGTAGTTGCTCCTCCTAAATTTGGTAAGTCCTGGTTCGCATTGGACCTCGCTCTGTCTGTGGCGACGGGCACGGAATTCTTCGGGAAGAAGACCCAGAAGGCCGGAGTCCTGTACTACGCGCTGGAGGATAACGACCGAAGACTCCAGGAACGAATGGATCAGGTGGCTGCTGAGCGCGACGATCTCGATCTGTTCTTCCATACTGAGGAAGCGCCTGGCCTGGACAACGGATTGTTTGACGACATCGACGATCAGATTAAGCAGCACCCGGAGATCAAGCTGGTGGTAATCGATACCTTCCAGAAGATCCGTGGTCAGGCAAAGCGGAACGAGGGTGCTTATCAGCATGACTATTCCGAAACAGGACGGATACAGAAGTTCGCGCTGAAGAGGGACATCTCAATACTTCTTGTTCACCACACTAGAAAGATTATCGATCCGAACGATCTGATTGGAAACGTGAGCGGAACGAATGGTACAGCAGGTGCAGCTGACTATGTGTTTGGTATGACCAAGAAGAAATGGGACGACCAGGAAGCGAAACTTGAAATCACAGGACGTGATGTCAAGCCGCAAACATATGTGATGACTTTCAATGAGATGTCTCACAGATGGGAAAAGCTTGGTCGGGAGCAGGAGGTCCGAGAAGGTAAAGAGGAAGAGGCCTATCGCACGAGCCCTCTGACAAAAACAATTAAGTACTACCTCGACGAAATAGAGAGCGAAACAACGGATAATCCTGTAGTCTGGAAGGTCACCGTGTCCGATCTTATTAGCTGCGTGAAATCGTTCTCTACAGAATTTCATCTGGGCTATGAGGAAGATACGTCCATCAGAATGGGAATGAAGATATCAAGTATCGAGCCACTGTTGGAAAAGATAGACGGGATTAAACATTCGGGAAGCCGTTCTTCTAAAGGACATCTTCACGTCTTTTCCCGCCCTCGTAAGGAACAGAAGTAGAGATACTTCTACTTGATTAGATCTACGGCCTATGGTAATATAGAGGCCGGTAAGTCCTCTACATTACCTTTGGCGGGATCTATGATGATTAGGAGGAGTTACCAATGACGAACACAACAAAACGGCATCGCACTTCATGGACATTACCGGACAAGAAAACCAGACTCTACTTTGAAGGCGCGACAATCGAGGAGGCTGAAAGGAAAAAAGCTGAGGCCCAGAGCAAATACAACAGAGGCTATAACATAGGGAGCAAAGCCACCTTTGCGGATCTTTCGGAGATCTGGCTGGAGAATTACAAAGCCCAGCCTAACCTTCACAAGAGGACAAAGGAAACAACAGAAGAAGTATTCACGCGTTATCTACTGCCCTCCCTTGGCAAGATGAAGATTCAGGACATCAAGCCTATGCACATCGACAGACTTCTCAGAGAGCATTCCCAGCTAAGCGTATCCAGACAGAAAAAGATACTCTCCTATGCTGGGAAGATTTTTAATATGGCGATTGAGAATGACCTCATTCCGAAATCTCCAACTCTGAACAAGAAGCCGACTGCGGAAAAATCTGAGAAGGTTAAGCCGCTCACCGACGATCAGTGCCGAAGTCTTCTGGCTGCTACAAAAGGAACCAGGGTGTATCCGTTCATCGTAGTCCTGCTGTTCTGCGGACTACGAAAGGGCGAAGCACTTGGGTTGATGTGGAAGGATATAGATTTCAAAAATAATATGATGTCTATTGAGAGAAGCATCGTGTACCTGAACAGCAACAAGAAGGGCGAGGTAAACAATCTTCTGAAAACAGACGCCTCCCGCAGAAAAATTCCAATGTCTCCCGAGGTAGTGGAAGTACTGAAGAAAGAAAAGCAGAGAACAAAATCAGTCTACGTCTTTGCAATGCAGGACGGAAACTTTCTTTCCGAGTCTTCCTTCCGCAGCATGTGGAAGCTGATTGATTATCGGACAATAGGCGGGCCATCCACCGGAGACTATGTGGAAAAGACTCTGGACTTTCACGTTCATCCCCACCAGCTCCGGCACACCTTCTGTACGAGATGCCTGGCAAACGGAATGACACCGAAAGAAGTGCAGTATCTGATGGGCCACGCTACAGCAGACATGACAATGAATGTTTATGGCGATTATCTGGCCCAGCAGCAGCTCCAGTCTACAGCCAAAAAGATGGCTGAATCCAACCTATCCCTGGTAATATGAACCCCTTGTGAACTGGGAATGAATAAAAAATGAATGCATTATTATTCTAATGTTTTTGATTTTTATTCACGTGACACACGTCACGCATGGCACGTGCTTGTCACGAATATTTACGAACCGGGAGAAATAAAGTTGTAATAGCAAATAATTTTCCCATAATTTGAGTTACAAATTTTATTTTTCTGTAACCGTAGATATTAAAAAAGTTCCCAGATCCGAGCGTTTCAAGCAGATCTGAGAACTTTTAGAGGAGCAGGGGAAGAAGGCTTCGAACCCTCGGCCTACGGTTTTGGAGGTCTACTATCGAAAGCCCCCAACTATGCCCATAATACTTGGGTTTTACGGGGTCAAAAAATCGATTTGGCACGTGTTCTCCACGCGTCAAAATTAACGAACTTCGTTAAAAAAATTATTAATGCATTAATATTTAAGTCTAACAAACCGCCAAAGGTAATGTAGAGGACTTACAAATTGAGAATATAAAGAGGATTTTGACTATGCTTTATAGTTTAGAATTGAAAGTATACGACAATGTCGAAGGTCTGCCCGGTGCTTATGCGTCAGCAGTACTGACATCCAGCGATCAGGAGCTTGCGAAGACCAGGGGCTGGATTGATAAGGAGTTCCCCACCAAGGAAAATCTGGAAGAGTTCTTCCGGGAGCTAGTTATGGAGTTCCTTCCTGAGAAATCCGCGCCGAATAACCAGGAAGTTAAGAAGGCCCGAGGCAGGAAGAGCACCTAATTTTTTATCCTTTCTTGTAAAGCGAAGTAGACAATCTTCAACTTGACATATTAGGCATTGTCTGGTAGAGTATAGTCAACTTGACAAGGAAATGTGCAAGTAGCTAGACAGTACCAAGGGAGTGATTCTATGGCGGCTGAAGATAAACAAGCTCTATTGAATGCGCTAAATAAGAACCTGTACGATAAGCTCACGGGCAAGGATGTGGATACTGTAACGAATGAACTCCTTTCCTTACTCAGTATGTTCGACGTTCACCAACGCGAACCCACGGAGGGAACCGCTGACACAGAGGAGTTACTGAAGGCCTTCACTGATGCGAAAAGGGCGGAAGGTAAATCCGAGAGAACCATCAGCCGCTATGCCTACCTTATCCACAGGCTGATGGATGCTACAAACGCTTCGGTGAACGAGGTTACAGTATATCATCTCCGTTCTTATTTGACAAGCGAGAAAGAGCGAGGTATTGGGGATAAGACTCTACAGGGATACCGGTGGGTGTACAGTTCCTTCTTCGGCTGGCTGTTTAAAGAGGCGCTGATTTCCAGAAATCCATGCGCCAATCTTGGTCCGGTGAAATGCAGGAAGGAAAAGAAGAAAGCGTTCTCTGAAACCGATCTGGAGAAAATAAGGGAAGCTTGTCATTCACTAAGGGACAAGGCCTTAGTAAATTTCCTGCTGAGTACAGGATGCCGTGTTGGTGAGGTATGCGGATTGAATATTGAGGATCTGGATTTCTCTACCATGGAGGTACACGTTTTAGGTAAGGGCAATAAGGAACGGGTAGTGTACATGGACTTCGTAACTGTACTGCATTTGCGAAAGTATTTGGAATCTAGGAAAGATAATAATCCAGCTCTGTTTGTCAGCGAAAGGCAGCCTACCAGACTAACTGACGATGGAATACAAGAAAGCATGCGGAAGCTAGGCAGACGCGCAGATGTAGAGAAGGTATACCCACACCGCTTCCGTCATACCTTTGCTACCATCCTCGCTCAGAGGGGTATGCCTATTCAGGAGATCTCGGTTCTGATGGGGCATGAGGACATATCGACAACGATGAAGTATATAGACATCAACCAGGCAAGTATTAAAAATAATCTTAGGAGGTATGCCTAACATGCAAGAAGAATGGCGTGTAATAAAAGAGTATCCGAAGTACTCGATCAGTAACGGCTTGAGAATTCGGAACAATAAGACCGGAAGAATATTGAAGACAAGTGGAAAAGGAACTGTGGTTCTGTACTCCGGCAGTAGAGACACGCGTGTCGATAAGAGTGTGTATGGCCTGTACCTTAAAGCTTTTGAGGGCTATCCGAGTGAGACGCGTGGCCGAACCAAGATCCGGGTTATTGAAACGGACGAGATATACTACAGCTATAGAGAGACTTGCGAAGGACTTGGCCTTCCCAGCTGCTATGTCAACTCTATCTGTACCGCCGTGTACCATAAGCGGAAGGACGGAACGAAGCGAACGGTGAAGGGATATACCTTTGAACTTGTGGAGGATGTTGCGTAAATGTACGAGAGCCCGTTGAAATTTGATAAGAGACCGGATCAGGGTGTAATCGATCTGTGCGAGAGGATGGCTCAGGAAGCTCTGGATATGGCAGTCAGTGAGCAGGTCAGCCAGTTGGTAGGTATACGCGTAGATGCTGTAGAACTTCGTAAAGCTCTGAACTATGACCGGGATATGTATAATAAAGGTTACCAGGACGGTGTCGAATATGCAAAACCCAAACAAGTCGAAGCCAAGTGGGAGCCTTATGGGTATGAGGAAGAAGAGTATTACTGGGTGGGCGAATGCAGTAATTGCCGCAGTAGAGTATTGTATAACAACTACTGTCCTAATTGTGGCGTGAAGTTGCTCAAGCCAGACCGTGAGAAGTGGTGGAAGCTAGAAGAGAAAGAAGAGCCAAAGCCGGAGAAGCCGAAGCCTGAAGGATATGGAGAGTGCTGGGCCTGTCGGTATGCTTCATGGGATAGTAAGGAAAAGGACTGGATGTGCTGCAGTGTAGTACTCTGCACTGGCGGTCAGTGTTGGAAGAGTAGGAAGGTAGAGGAAGATGGATAAGTATATCCCACCAAAACAGTCTATCCCGCATGCCAAAGAACTGATTCTGAAACGAATTAAGTTGGAAGAGAACTGCATCGAAAAGCCTTTCGATACTGGAGAGATATATGCTCTTCAGAAAGCGGCACTTGTCATGGACGCTTATGAAACAGGGGATCTGGTCGAGCGGAGATCGTGCAATACATGCAAATACTATGAAGGAGTACATAATGCCCAAGGCTGTGCGCCATGCTCATTTTTAAATATTGGCTGTATTATGTGGAATGATTTTTGCTCACGATGGGAGAAAGAAAATGGCTGAGTACATTGATAGAGACGCTTTACTTGCCGAGGCGAAAAGAATATCTGGCCCGATGACAGGAGATGGTTGGGACAACTGGGGCGTGTATGCTTTAATTAACAGACAACCCGCCGCTGATGTGCGGCCTGTGGTGCGGGGGCGGTGGTTGCACAAGGAAACAACCGACAATTTTCACGTTGTCGGTCAATGTTCGGTTTGCAAAGAAAGAAAACGCATTGATAACTTCTGCACAAACTGCGGTGCTGATATGAGAGGTGACGCATGAAAGCTTTTTACTATATTTGTGCTGTAGCTATTGCAGTCTTTGGGGTTGTCATGGGTATTCAAGGAGATATGGAAACATTTAGATTCGGAATTCTTTTTGGAATGATGTGCGATATTTATGCTGAGATAATAGATTGAGAGGTGAAACATGAGCATACTGAAGAAATGCCCCTTCTGCGGGGGTGAAGCAGAATTGATAAAAATACCTGTCCCCCCATACGGTGATAGATACTATGTGCGCTGTGCCATTCGAAATGATTGCGAGATAGCAGTACATACCTGCGATGGTAGAACTGCTGAAGAAGCTATCGAAGCATGGAACCGGAGGGCAAACGATGTATGACGAACTGATAGGGCAGCTGCGAAACTTCGCCGTGGAACTGCGTAAAGCCGAGGACGCACTACTTGTCCGCGATGCCGCTGACGTTATTGAGGAACTAAGCAAGCCGAAATGGATTCCTGTAACAGAGCGGTTGCCAGAGGATGATGTACCAGTGCTGGCATGTTATGTTGGTTATCGCAGTCACCTATTAAGGCCTGATTTGCTTGCTTGCAGATATGAAGATGAGTGGTGCCATTGGGATGGTGAGCCTTGCAGTCATGAAAAATGTAAGGTGATAATCACCCACTGGATGCCGTTACCAGAACTGCCGAGGGAGGAATGAGCATGGGAACATGGTATAAACCTCAAGAGTTTTTCAAAAGATTTTTCCGCAAGAAAAATCTGAGGGAAGTCTGTCGAGAGAAATATGGTGACGATTTTGTGAAGATGTATGACATGCTTAATGATGGAATACCGATTGGCAATCTTGCAGAAACAGAGATTTTTCTCGCTATGGTGGAAGAAGCGAAGGAGGAAACATGAGTGAACTGAAACCATGTCCCTTCTGCGGCTGGAAGGGAAAAGTATCTTTTAAAGATTACAAGTTTGGGGGCAAGAATTTTAATGGGGACAGAAGAGCAAAATATCGTGTGCAGGTCATTTGCAACAGGTGCAGAAGCAGAGGAAAACCTATTATCACTGATTGGCTTGTGAATCCTAATCCGTATATCAGTGAATGGGGGAACTGTTATTCTCGCAATAGCTTGAAATGTGATGAGCAAAGCAAGATGTTTAGGCCGTATGTTTCCCTTGCTATCGAAGCATGGAACAGGAGGGCAAACGATGTATGACGAACTGATAACAAAGCTTAGAGAAATCGAAGCAATGTGCGAAACGGTAAGTTTCGAAGAAGCAGCGAATGTCCTAAAAGAAGCTTCGGATGCGATAGAATCCTTGGTAGCGTTTGCCAATTGGGTTGCAAAAGATATCATGTCTGATGGTGATTGGTGGGTTGTTTTTCCAGAATTTGCTTGTAGAAGACTACACAAGCTCGGCATTATCGGAGACAAAGACGGGAAATGGGTGTATGAGTGGGAGGACGAAGATGAGTAAGTATGACGAACTGGTAAAGCGGCTGAGAGATGCCGCAAAGATGAGCGAGGCTCTTGCTATTTTGCTACCTCACAGTGAAGGGAATGCAACGGCAAAACTGTACAACGAAGCAGCCGATGTCATTGAGGAACTGAGCAAGCCCCGTTGGATTCCTGTTACAGATCGGTTGCCGGAAGATGGAAGCGATGTTCTGGCTTATCTGAAATATGCGGATAACAGCCGAATTGCGGCGGCAAATTACTACAAAGGAACTTGGCAGGATTGCCTTATGGGCCGACTGTATCTGACAGAAGAAGGGTTTGTCACCCATTGGATGCCGCTACCAGAACCGCCGGAGGAGGAAATATGATCTGCGAGAAGTGTGGTGGCCGTATTGTTGCCGAGGCCATCGGCAATTACGGAACGGTCTATTATCTTCGTAAAAATGGAACAATCGGCCGAAAACTACGAACTATTAGATATGAACACAGTGGTGACTGGATGTATTACTGTCCAGAATGTGGGGAGAATTACGAAGAAGAATATATCAAATCCAGAACGCGCGAGCCGAAGGAGGAATGAGCATGGGAGTTTATATCAAAGAAATGGAGATGCCAGCAACGTGCCAAGAATGTGAATTTGCTGTTCCGGGAGTTGATTCCGCTTACTGCGAACGACATGAAAAAACGGCAATGGATTTCTCTGTTGCTGAAAACGGAAGGCCAAACTGGTGTCCTCTCGTTGAAGTACCAACGCACGGCGATCTGATTGACCGAGAAGAATTACAACATATAATAGGGCAGTTCAGCCTTAATTGGGAATACGGGCAAGGCGTTTCTGATTGCTGGGACGCGCTTTTGAATGCCCCAACCATCATCGAAGCGGAGGGCGAGACATGACAATAATCACCAGAAAGAAGCAAGTCGAAATTGCCAAACAGCTTGCGGCAATCTATTACACTGCCGTTCACTGGCGGGACGAGGAATGGGAAGACTTTGTAAAGTGCATCGTTGGTAACTGCGCGGAAATTGCCTATGCCGTTGGCGGCGAACGCATGACGGCGATTGAAGTTCCAGCGCTTGTTATGGAGTTGAATCAGCGTTTGCACAAGGCAGAGGAGGAAACATGACTTTTGAGAGATACAGACTTATTCTTACCCATGAATACATCGACGAAAAAGGGGTAGCGCACAGACTCGAAGATCCGATTCGCACAGATTACAGTGTCGTAGTAGATAGGCTTGCTCCGCCAAAAGCCATAATAGTGAATGAGATGATAGAAAAACTAAAACACTTTATGCTCAACATCATATACCAGGAGGGCTAAAGATGAGTGTCATAATAAAGAATATGGAAGTACCGCAGTATTGTGGTGCTTGCCATGTAGGATTCTGCAAACAAATTGGATGTGAGCTGTACATTGGATTCGATGACTATGCTACAAGTAGACATCCGGATTGCCCTATCAGTAATATTCCTACACCGCACGGCAGGCTTGGTGATCTTGACGAGCTGTATAATCATCTTAATGAGTGGTACTTAACACACGAGCACGGATTCTCAGAAACCGAGAAAATTTATATTAGGGCAATGCTATCAGGAGTAGAAGATTCTCCAACCGTCGTCCCCGCAAGTGAGGAGGAATGAACATGAGTTGCGAATACTGTCACGAAGACAGAGACGGATATATTTGTCCGTTGGATAAGAATGCACACGCATATTATCATTATCCGGACGCACTGATATTAAGATTCGGCAAAGAACATCGTGAGTGCAAAATTAATTATTGCCCAATGTGTGGAAGAAAGTTAGGAGAAAAAACAGATAATAAGTGCAGGACTAACGGAGAAAAAATCAGACAGATGGATGATGAGGAACTCGTGAGTATACTTAGATGTCCGGGGAACATAGATGTGGAGTTTGGATTGGATGAATGTGCATTTAGCACCTGCGGTGAGTGTAAGCTTAAATGGCTGAAAAAGGAGGACGAGCATGGAAGCGATTGAATTTTTGAAAGAGTACAAACGGATGTGCACAGAATGCAAAAGCTGTCTCGAATGCCCATTGGCAGGAACTACTTGTTCAATAGATTCTGAATTGTCTGAAAGACAAATGATCAACATTATAGACGCAACTGAACGGTGGAACAAAGAGCACCAAATAATAACAAATGCCCAGAAGTTCAAAGAAGTGTTTGGTTTCTTGCCAGACGGAGACTTTATATTTAGTAAAGACTATTTTATAAACGCTGTAAAAGGACCCGTTCTCAAATGGGATGAACCATACGAAGGAGCAGAAATATGAAACCTATAATCTTAAGAGCAGACCAGGATGGAAATCTTATGATCACAGCGGATAAGATTCAGGAGATGGTAGAAGACGCATATAACGAAGGCGTCGCGGATGGGAAAGCAAGCGTACAGAATAGGCCATCACTGACCTATGGCGATCTGTGGCAGCAGACGACGAAGCCACTTACAAATCAGATTTACTGTGGAACCGACATAATACCGTGCGGACGAAATGGAGTGGAGATTTCAAAATGACAGTCAAAGATTTAATTGAATTGCTTGAAAAGTTTCCAGATGATTATAGAGTCATATTACCTAACGGTTCTGACGTCTGGATAAAAATGAATTCGATAACGGGGGAAGTTACTCTAACAGGATCAAAGTGAGGATATGGTAAATTCTATTTTATGCCGCATCGGAATTCACAAACCATGCAAGTGCAAAGAAATTATCTTTTACGGGAAACGGTTTCAAGAATGCGAAAGATGCGGAAAACTGCTTGATACTATCAAGGTAGAAAACAATTGTTCCTGTAGTTTTAGAGAGTTAAAGTAACCAAATATAATCCCGTGGCGGAATAGGTAGACGCTCCCCTTCTGGTCAACAGAGATAATCCGATAGGCAGGTTAGGGATAGATGCAAGCCGCCTGTTATTACTAACAGGAGATCGGTGTAGTAGCGAACGCCACGTGCAAGGGGTCGGAATTATAAGGTGCAAATCCTTATCGGGATTGTAATTTAAAGTAATCAATGTACATTGATAGACATGGATAATGAGGAGAAAAGAATGAAGACAAAAGATGAAGTAATCGACGGGTATCTGTCTCGCCACACACCGGAGGGTCAGGTGATCAGGTCCGAGCTGGATGGTATCTGGAGGAACGGATATGAGGCCGGGCTCCGGTACAACGAGAAGAAGTTGGATATTGAAACTACCAAGCAGTATAACATGGGGTATGCCAACGGAGTAGAAGCGGGTAGGAACATGGTCGTTACCTACGAAGGTGCGTATGACAAAGGTGCAGATGATGGTCGGCAAGAACTGTGGTGGGCTATTAAGAAGCTGTATCTAAATCCTTCTGACGATGGACTTTCGCCTGGTGAAATTCGTGAGATATTTGGAGCGCATCATATCTTCAGCGATATCCTACGGAACTTTACTCCAGAGGAAGTTATCGAGAAGGTAAAGTCCTACGAAGAATCCAAGAAATCCGCGCCTACTAACCGGGATAAGTTCGAGGAAGTGTTTGGCATGACAATAGAGTGCGACACTAACCTTGATAGAGACAGACGCGCTTTTACGATCCAGTCAAAAGATGAGAGCTGGAGGAAGAAACAATCCGAGTGGTTAGATCTGCCATATAAGGAGCCGTCCGATGGGAACTAACTACTATGCAGTTCGTACCAGACCTACGGTTGGGGAGCCTGTTCATATTGGAAAGTCCTCCTGGGGTTGGCTGTTTCTGTTCCAGGCACAGGACAATCTATATCACGATCCGCCTATTGTATGGAACAGCTATGACGAAGTGAAGGATTGGTTACGGAAATACACAGTGGAGAGAAACGATTATGTTATCATGGATGAGTACAATAACATAGTCCATCTCGATGAATTCATCGATCTGGTAGATGAGCAGCAGAACGATCCGTACAATCTGGAAAACCCAGACAACTTCCGGGATGGTGTAAGGAACGTGGGCGGCTACCGATTTGATGATAGGTGGTTTTGTTAGGTGAAGACATACTTTACGCCGGAACAAATCCACGCTGTTAGTCGTGCACCGGTACCCTGCCACGACTGTGGCCGTCCTACATTAGTTCCCCTTAACAGGCCGGATATGTTTAAAACATTGAAGCCATATTGTAAGGAATGCTATTCCAAGCGGATGCTTTTATATCGCCAGATGCAGTCCTTGTATATGTATACCTTCGTTGATAATGGAGAGGAGAAAAAGAATGACAATTAACGATGTAGTTGAAAAAACTGTTGTCGCCCTGGGAATGGGAGAGAAGCCCCAACACTCTGTTGCGATTCTTCCATGTTTAGACCGAGAGTTAAATCGGTATTCGTTCTTCTTAGCATTCAACCATTTGACGGATGAGTGCTCTGATTTTGGGGAAGAACTGCCGGAAAAAGATGTGGAAGATATGGATCCGGATGATCTTATCGCAGCAGTATTTTTTGCTGGGGAAAGAGATTGGAATAATTTCGTCAAACTAATCAACAGCTCGGATGCAAAGATTCAAGCGCATATCAAAGAACTGAAGGAGAAAGAGAATGAGAAATAATAATTCCAACTCCAGCGCAGGTGGTATAGGATTCGCTGGACTACTAACCATCGCATTTATTGTGTTGAAACTTACACATGTAATCAGTTGGTCATGGGTCTGGGTACTCTCCCCCATCTGGATTACGGTATTGGTAATAGTTCTCTTGGCTGTTGGTTTCTACCATTTCATGAAGTAGCCATGGAAGAACCATATATTCTAAATAAAAACATTGCGCGTACTACGCATGTTGATGATGAGGATATGGCGACATACTTCGCAAGGTTGAAGAGGCTGAAGGAAGGTACGATAGACTCGTATAGATACCTGGCCTACCTTTATAATCACCCAGATGAGGAAGAAACGTTCTATCCTTTCCATCCTAATTCAATAATTAAAGTGGAGTTTTTGTAAAATGAAAAAATGGATTTATCTTATTATTGTAACTGCTCTGGTTTGTATGTTCTTCGGCGGATGCAACAAACAGATACTGGATCTGACCTACACTTTCAACAGAGCTATCATCCAGCTTCCTAACGGAGAAGTGATCGAGGGCGAGGTCCAGTCGTGGAAAGATTACGAAGGCGATCAGTTGCAGATCGTAATCGATGGAACTACTTATCTGGTCCACAGTTCCGACGCGGTACTTATTGGAGGATAAGAAAATGCTGAGTGATAAAATTTATACACAAGTCGAACGCATAGTAGATCGATTAGATGAAATTGATATCGAGGATAATTTCTGGGAGTACAACGGCCTTGTTGATACTCTTGAGAAGCTTCAGCAAACATACAATACGCAGAAGGGAATTGAGTTCTTTTTGGATACTGAGCGTGGTGTACCTTGTGAGGGGGCGAAGCAAGAATGAAAGATATAGTAACAAATGTATGTGTGTACGGACTGGACGAATCCATAAAAGCGTCTAAGTACCCGTTTGCTACTGACACGGAGCAGTGTAATTCGGATATCACCAAGACTGTTCTACGACTCGCGCAAGCTCCGAAAGGATCTGGAGAAGATACTTTTTTAAATGGTATTATCGTGCAGTTTGATTTAACACTGTCCGAGAAAGCCTGGCCGGAAGCGCAGAGATACAACTGGCTATCGTTTGTTTCCAGCATGAGTTCTATGCACTGCATTATGAAATTCGATCTGGACGAGCAGTGCAATGAGTATGTGTATGAATGCACCAAGCGCCAACTGAAGCATGATATCGAGAAGTACAACGAATGTCCATCCGAAGAATTATTCCTTCAGATTATCTATAACATTCCGTCTGGATTCTGTCTTACTGCCCGGATGACTACAAACTACAGGCAACTGAAAACGATATATGCACAGCGTAAAAAGCATCGTTTGCCAGAATGGCGGAAGTTCTGTGCATGGATGGAAACCCTTCCTCACTCTGAGTTCATTACGGGGAAAAACGAATGAAAACAATTGAAATCATAGACCTTGCTAAAGTCCTGAAAAGAGCTGCGGAGAAGCTAGAAGAGCTCAAGGATAACGCAGATAATATAGACGAGATTGACGACCTTGTAACCGATATACATTCTGCGTACAGAAGGTTCATGTACGAGGAATGGAATTAAGGCGCGATTATCCTAAAAAAAGATGCCCCCTACTACAGAAATGTAGTAGGGGGTTTTGTCGTTTTACCGACGGATCAGTCTGTTCCAGAAGTTATGGGATGCGCCACCAACGGAATTAGCGGAGGATCCATACGGCATTCCGCCGTTGTTCAATCCAGTTCCTCTCCGTTCGGCCTTTTGTCCAGTACCGGAGTAGGTTCTTCTGCCAGCCGGAGTCATCGTGAAATCACGGTGGTTGTTCAGCCAGTCTTCGTAGGTTTGTCCATCGTAGTCTGGGTTATTCAGATACGCGAAGTAGTACTCGGTAGCAATATCGTGGGCGATACTGTTCTCGCCTACTTCGTCCGGGAAGATCTGTACATTCTGATTAGTTGTCTGCCAGTTTGCTTCTTCCCTTGCTTCCTCTTCCGTCATTGCCGGGATGTAGTCCTCGAAGTGATAGACTGGACCGTTAGGATTATAGTTATCCGTAATGCTTGTGGTTTGATCCCCCACGTTATACCGGTCAGGGTTCTCGTTGAGTTCGAGCGTCTCTTCCCAGCTCGGTGCTCCATCTGATCTGGACCTTGTCACTTCAGAAGGAGGAATCACGTAGCCTGTTGACCCAGCCGGAGGAGGTGTTACTGTTCCGGTATTCGAAGAAAACTCAGAGGGGATAGTCGGAGTGGTGTATTCCGGGGCAGGAACTTTACTGACGCCAGAAACATTATACGTTTTCTTCACGCTATTGTTCGCGGCTTTGCTGGCGTTGTCCCTATACTTAGCCCAGGTCATTGCTCCGGATTTAACCTCGTCGTAGTGATCTTCGTAGTACTTTCTTGCCGCCTCGATCTGAAGGATTCTTGCAGCAGGGTTGTAGTTAACGTCGTCAAGTCCATGGTCATGCTTGTATCTGGCCATCATGATATCGATCGTTTCTTCCTTGCTGTAGTTGGATTTCTCCATGTGGGCCACAAACTCTGTTGCGGATGTGGTATTGGAGTTCAGTTTGATAGTAGTCTCGTTGTATCCGGCCTTCTTCAGCTTCTCAGCATATTGCTTCTGGTATGCCGCGTCAACCTCATGGATCATCCCGTCGATGTAGGCTTCCCTCTGTTCGCGTGTTGCGTTCTGGAAGTATTCCTTAGTTGCCTCAGTTACGAACAGATTGGTGAACATCTCGATTCTGTCTTTCTTACCTTGGGCCTGATCGGCATCGTCGAGTACGATATAGAATCCAGGGTTCTCCGGATCTTCGATTGTAGTGTGGTTGTCAATTGTTTTGGCAACGTATCTGCCTATCGCCTCAAGGTCATTCCCATAGCGCTCTTTAGCAATATCGTATGCCTCGATACCGTTGTACCCGGTAGGCGTTTCTTTGAACAGCTCAACAGCCGTTCCGCTCTTGGCGAGGCCGCGAGCGTACTCTTCTTCCACCATAGCGACGGTTTCTTTGTACACTCGATTGGCTATTGATGCCATAGCGGTTTTGTCGTTACGCTTCACCGCATCCTGGAATTTCTTACTGAGGTCTCCGTTACCGGTCCACAGTTCCTCGTAGGCATCCTGGTACCGGCTCATGACATTCTCGTACATCCAGCCGGATGTCTTCCTTGCTTCCTCCGGTATCTCGAGCTGATATCCTGGGTGCTCAGGATTGTCCATCACTTTGTCAGGTTTATAACTCTGCGCGATCCACGCTGCCTGTGCTCTGTGGTCTCCGTCGTAAGCATCCAGCATAACTTCGAACTTGGTGTCCTGGTTAAGCGAGGAAGACTTACCGATACTCAGTGCTCTGTTTGTAGTGCCGAGATAATCACCGAAGTCACTGATCGTCTGGCTCTTAATCTCTTCGACGCGTACCCTGAACATGTCTGCTCGCTCGTCAGAGCTCGCGTTAATGTATGTCTGGTCCTTATACAGATCAGCAAGACCATTCTGGAGTGCTACCTCATACATTGCAGAGAGCATCTCGTCATCGGAGTTAAGGGTCTTATAACGGTATCCGGTGATCTCGTTGCTGGCAATGTACTCAGGAGTGGTGAACTTATCGGTAAGAAGTGCGGCCATCTGGTCAGTGCTGAGGTTCGGATTATCAGCGAGCCATCCGTAGATGCGGTCGTTGTTCTTATTATCCTCATACTCCTGACGCATAACGATGTAGTCTACAGCTCCTACCTTCTTGGCTGTCTCCATCCAAGAGGCATCCATGTTACGCTCCGGAATCAGTGCTTTCCTGCCGAGGCTTCTTGCATAATCGTATGCATCGCTTACCATCTTGGCCTTCTCTGTATCGGTAGCAGAGAGATACTCTTCAGTGCTGAAGATCTCACTGAGCATAGCGTACCGAGTCTGGCCAACGATCTGGGCGTACTTCTCATACTCTTTCGCAGTGAAGTCCTTACCGTCAATCGTTATTACGTTGTCGTTGTCATCCTTACCGATGTCCTGCTTACCAACACTCTTCTCTGCCCAGTTGGGAAGCACTCCCTGTCCTTCTGTTTCGCCGAGTGCGTCATACAGTCTTCGCAGCTCTGTATCTACCGGAGTCTCATTGATGAAGCTCAGGTAACCAGGAGAGATGAAGTTGGAGAAGATCCTGCTCAGCAGGTTCTCGTCAGTGTCTATTCTACCCCACTCGTCTACGTAAGCGATCTTACGTGTAGACAGGCCAGGTACTTTACTGTAGACGTTCTGCTGGATGAACTTCTGAAGTGCACCGGGCATCCAGTCGTTCTTATCAGTATAGGTCGTTCTCCTCACCGGATCGATGATTCTGTTGACCTGTCCGAAGAACGTCGGGAAGGCTTGTGCGAGGTGGCTGGTTAATGCCGCACCCATCAGAGCAGAAATCCTGCTTCCGCTGGTTGCGTATGTCAGAGAGGACAGAGTGTTCTCCAAACCGTCCAGCATGGACATTGACAGCATCGGGTTAGCCAGGCCCATAAGACCTGCCCATAACTCGTCAGGGCTGGCGAAGGGATGTTCTCTGCTGAACAGTTCCCAGAAAGTCGCGCCTGTGAACAGAGGAAGCGACATAGGTGCTGCCCAGTCTAAGGTGTAGCTGATGCCATGTCCTTCGATTGCCCACTGCTGGTGGCCCATAAGACGTTCGAATTGAGCTTCGTCATCATCGTCCAGACCAGCTCCTCTGAGCTTGAACCCGAAGAGTCCGAACCGTGCAAGCAGAGCGCCGAGAACCATAATACCAGTTCCGGTTAAACCGGAAGCGATACCATCGAGGATCTGGACCGTGCTTTGCTTGTCGCCTCTATCCAGAGCTTGTTTCAGCTGAATACCGGATCTGATCAGACCATAAGGACTGTAGTTCACAGCAGCAAGTTTCAGGATATTGGCCGGGGTTCCAACGAACGGGAGGACACCTTCCATCAGGGTGTAGGATAATCTACCGTTGTGCTTCAGCTTATTCAGTGCCATCGCCCAGGTGTTCATCTCGTGGTATGTATCACGATGTGCCTGCTGCATTGACCATGAACGCGCCTGGTTGAGTAGTGCTTTTCCTTCGGGAGTTGTGGAGAAGGTATTAAGATCTTCCGCTTTAATCCCTCTGGCTTGCAGGAACTCAGCCATATAACGTACGTAGTATCTCTGGATGAATGCTAGGTCTTCTCCTTCGAGGAGCTCACTGTTTCTTTCGTTCAGCCAGTTAAGTCCTTCGAGTGGGAACATCTTACGTCTGCTGAGAATGTCGTTGATATCTGCGTACTTGTTCCCGACTTTCTTTCCCTTCGCCACATCGGACATCAGGCCGAAGTCCTTAATCGCATAGTCTACATACGGGTTCGAACTACCTTTCTTATTAAGCCATCCGGAGAGATCCGCCTTGCCCATTGTTCTGGCACTCGGATCTACCCATTTGGTGTTCTGCTGTAACTGCCTCAGGATCATGTCCTTCATAAATACAGCAGGCGCAAAGGCAGCGTTACCAAGAAGGTTACGGATGTGGGTTCTGGGATTGCCCAGCATAGCGAGATATCTCCAGGCATTCCATCTATCCCACAGAGTTACCGGGATCTGCTCAGCAAGGTTGTCTTTTATAGCCTCTATAGCCGTGTTGATCCCTTCCCTATCGGTAGCTGCGAAGAGCTGGGCAAGAAGCGCGTCGTTTATACGAACGGGTTGCATCTTACCATTCCGGATCTGGGTAGCGTATTGTCTATTCAGTTGCTTAACGACACCGTTCAGATAATACATCTGTCCGCGTGGAGTAAGCTTCCGAATAAGGGACATTGCCTGTACAGCCTGGCCTAAGTTCGTTCCGAGTACTGCCAGATCTGCGGTGACCTTAACTGCCTTGTTCAGGCGAAGCGGGTCGCTCGCGTCATTTGCCAGCTCGGTGATAACGATCTCTGCCAGTGCTACGTCAGCTGCTGTCGGCATCGTGCCGCTGTTCACCAGGTCTGCGATGTGGTTGATAGCCTTATCGATATCGCCGTCATACTGAGACCGGAGAAGTGCTCTTGCTTTTTCGAGGGTTTCAGGATTCGACTGCGGTGTATAACCGAGGATCTCATTCACCATGGTCTCGTTGGTAAGAGCATCGTTCATCGCCTGGTTGGTATTGATAGCTACCGTTCCGACGTGTCTTCTGGTCTTGGTATCCGCGTTAGTCCTTGCCGGAATAGTGCTTTCCACTTTACCGACGTCGTTGCCTCTGAGTGTTCCGTACTTCGCTCTGGCTTCGCCAACAGCTCTCTGCATAGCTTCCTGCTGTTCCGGAGTCATGTTGTCGTTCTGTTCAACCATTCTGGACAACAGATCGAAGGTAGACTCGCTGACGGTGTAGCCTTTATCCCGGTATTCCTGGACAAGCTTTTCCATATCAGAGAAGTCGCCGCGTTCCATTGCGTCGAAGAAGAACAGCTCGTCAGAGCCAAGCGGGTATGTGCTGGCAGTGGTAATTAAGTTACCGTCTTCGTCGTAGATATTTCTGTCCGGATCGCCTTTGTCGTTTTCAAAGACCTCGCTGACAGAAACTGCGAACTTGCTGTCTACACCTTCCGTCTCCTTACTCTGCGGTTCACTCTGGCCATTGCGTTCTGTAGTGCTTCCTGTGCGTCGAAGTGCTCCTTCTTGATCCGGCGCAGGAACTTCTTCCGTTCCTCGTCGTAAGCCATCATTCGATTCACCGAGATTATATCCATCAGAGGCATTCCGAGTTGCAGGAGGTATTGTATAAGGTTGCGCTGTGGTATTGTTAGAACTGTTGGCATTGTTCATTGCCTCCAAGTAATTAATGTATCGTGCTTCGGGAGAGTCTTCTCCTACATTATCTAATACTACGGTTTCGCCAGTGTCGAGCTGGTAATACGCCGTATTACCGTCTTCGGAGTAGAAGAGCTGATCAGAGAGCATGGACTGTGTAACTGTCGGGTTGATGTTGGAAACTTCAACTTCATCACCGAATGCGTCGTAAGTGGAAGCCGGGTCAATAGACAGAGCAGAGAACCTTGTATCTGACTCTTCCGCGATTCTTTTTCCTATTGGATAATCCTCTTCGCCATATCTTCCACGGAGAGATTGAAACCCAGCAGTGCCTTCGTAGTTAATAGGAACGCCAATCTTTTCCAGCTCTTCTTGCAACCCGGGCGGCACGACATTATACGGAACAGAGATCGGTTCAGACTCAGCATCAAGAATTTCCTTGTACATCCTCGCGACTTCGCTGTTGTCCATTCTTCGGATTGGCATAAGCCATCTGGTCATATAGACCTGACGGTCTGTATTTTTTAGCCCTCCCGCAATAACGCCTTTGTGCCACTCATGCATGCCAACTGGTAAAGCCGCAGTTATCACTTCTCCGTCGGCCCTTCTTGCCCTGTCAGGATCTGTTACTCCGTACCAATAGTCGCTTGTTAATTCGCTGTTTGGAATAACACATTCGTAAGTTACTAGCCCAGGGCGCTTCCATGCTGACTCAAACTGATCATTCAAAACGACATTGCTCGAGTGCTGATATGGATCATAGGCCGCATTCACATCTGAAAGATCCGGATCTTCTTTCTGAAGTTTATACTGCCATTTTTTATTACCGTGCTCGTCTACTTTCTGCTCGCCCTTATTCGGGCCCTTATCGTACACATCCGGGATAATATTTTTCGAGTTCGGATTACCAACAGACTCTTCCCAGACGCCGACGTGCATAGCATTGGCCATTTGCTTCTGGGTCTTGGTCTTACCGCTCTTTGTTTGTACTTCGACCTTCTGCATGGAGGCCATTGGCGGGTAAAGATTTACATTGCCGTCCTCATCAACAATTTCAAGGAAAGTTTTGTATGTATGAGTTACCTCGCCGCTTTCCAGTTGGTCATTAAGGAAAGCCAGTGTATCGGGATCGGAGACAGCAATAGAGTACTTAACATCCGTATCATAGTCGTCGAGAAGCGGTTCTTCGTCCACATCTTGCGACTTGACATCTTCGTCGGCCTCATCTATAATAGACTCAGCCGTTGAGGTGTTGATAGAGCCCAGTACTTCTGGAGCTCTGTTGAGGTCCACTCCAGGATTATTCCTGCTTGTGGCCTCGTATTCGACACCAACGGCTTTATTTTTTTCTACCCGTGCGAAGTAAAGAACACTGCGCCCATCGTCTGTCTGGGCAATGTTCAACGTTACAGGGTAGATGGTATTGCCTGAGAGAAGATATGCTCGCCTGTATTCCCAGCCGTTCTGATCAAAGCCCTGATGGTTCTCGTTCGGATTTGGGTTCTGCTCTGAATAGTTCCAGAAAGTTGACGTCTGTACAATCTCGTCTGCGTTAAGGTACACGAGACGGACGGTTCTGTCGCGTCCACGCCCATAGGCCAGTTCTGTAATCGCATTTCTAGAATTACCGTTTCTGCGTACTCTGTCCCTCTTGCTGGCGAACTGAATTGTCTCTGGTATACCATAGTCATCAACCGTTCCAAGGGTAAGGCCCGCGAAATTAGCCTTAACAAATTTATTGAACTCCCTGTTATTGTCGATGATACTACTAGGCAAGGTCTTGTCAACCATTACGACATTGTCGTAGGTCCGCCCATTTTCATCTACCACGTCATGCAGAATAGCATATTTACTATGGAACTGCTCTGTTATAGACTGCTGCGGAACTTCGCCAGTACGGTAATAGTTCTTCAGGTCATTTACTATCTTCGTCGGGTTGACGCTATCGTACTCGATTGTATCAATGACCCTACCATCCTCGTCCGTGATATCGATGCTGAAGTAGTCCTCATCTCGTGCGCTCCTTGCGAAGTCACGGATCCTGGAGTACTGCTCTGCTGTCGGCTCGATATCCGCGCTGATATCCAAACCTGGAGCCTCTGCCATAATACGGATATTACCGTAGTTGATAAACCTATTCATGGCTTCTGTGCCGGAAGTCACTGCAAAGATCTGGCCTATGCTCCGATGATCCTGACCACGAGAGCCATAGTGCTTACCCTTCTCACCAGAGAAGTTCAGCATCCGTCCGTTCGGAGTAATGTACCCAGCGTCGTAGAAGTACGGTGTATAACCGAATACCTTTACGGCTTCTTTGCCAAAGTAATCTGCTTCAGATAAGCCGGACTGCTCTATTGCATTCTGCTCGGCTTCGGCATTCGCTCTCTCCTGCTGCTCGTCATAAGCGCGGTTGAGGTCGTTATACCGTTTGCTTGCCTCACGTTCCTGCATGTAGAGTCTGTTGTAACCGCTATCGGACAGCCACCTATTGTAGTCGTCGATCTCAGCTTCACCAGCCATAATTCTACGGCTCCACTCATCGACATCAGCCTTACGATCTCTGAGCTGCTGACGCAGATCAAGCATCTCATCACGAGCCGTCTGAAGTTCATCCAGTGTTACAGCCTCGGTATCAACCATGCTGAACCTGCCGTAGAACTGTTGTGTTGTTGATTGCTTCGGGAAAGACCCAGTATCATAGTACTGGCGGATTGCGTTTAAGATCTGTGTGGTATTGGAAGGATTAAATCTCTCTGACGTTCCTATGTTCTTACCAAAAGTAGATACATAGAATGCTGCTCTATCGTAGTCTTCAGTAGCTATGAAGTCAGAAAGAAAGTCGCGCAGGGTTTCGTACTGAGCCGGGGTCATACCACTTTGCGGAATATCAATACCATCGGAGTCTACATCGATTCTGATGGCCCCACCACGACCTACGAATTTTTCAATTGCGTCTGAAGCCGGATATTTCAAAGCGAACAGAACTTCTTGCGCGGTCTCATGGTGGAACAGAGTCCGCTTGTTGGCCCCCTGAGACATATCCAACATCGTTCCATCCGGTAGGATGTATCCAGATTTCCGGAAGTCATCAGTGGTTCCGTAGATATCTTTTGCCTTTTGAATAAGAGCCTCGGGGTCAATCGCTCTCCAGGCTTTTTCTTTTGTAATGGCACGGTTATAAGAGCCAAGTTTATCGACGCGCCGTTTTACAGCATCGATACCGGACTGTTCACTCCACTCATGATGACGAGCCCAGTATTCATCCGCACTCAAGGAAGCATAGTCGTTCGAATTCCAAGTGCTTTGGATATCAGCCTGCTCTTTTTTAGCTTCGTCGTATGCTTTAGTAATCTGATCAGATAAGGATTCGAGCTCTGAATCTTCAGCAGTATCGATGTCTACACCATACTCGTTATACAGATCGCTTGTAATGGAGAACTTAGTCTGCCCTTTATACAGGACATCTTCCTTCATCTCGGGTGTGATATCCACACTCCAGACTTCCTCGCCATTCTCCAGAACAGTAGAGCCTACAGTAGCACCCCACTGCTTGCCGTACTTGCGCATGAACTTCGGGATGTTCTGGTCGTATTCGATACGGTAGCCTTCTGCGTAGTCATCGCTCCAACGATCTGACTGTTGCTGTGCTGTGGTCCAGCCGATCTTGTCGTAGTTGCCTTCTGCTGCCATACGGAGCAGGTGCTTCATCACGTATTCGTGGTAGGTATCAGAGGTACCGGCAAAAGGAACATCGTCCGGGAACTCTAATTTGGCCCTGTTAAGCTGCTCTTCTGTCACCTTGTTTTCTTTTAAAAAGTTATCAGCGTCAGCTTTAGCTTGCTTTACCTCTTGGTATCTTTCGCGAAGCTCATTTATAGCTTCTCTCTCGGTATCAGACAGGAATTCAAATATATAGCTATTAAGTTCTGGGGTGGTTTCTGCTCCAGGTATGACTTTGTACGACGCGTCCTTTATCCAATTAGAAACGGAGTTAACAGTCGGAGAATTTGTAGAATCAACAAAACGACGGATACGAAGAGCATTATCGAAATCCAGCAATTTTCTCATAGCCGTACGCAACTCATGTTGGTATGGGCTGTTTCTGAATATATCCCTATCTAGGCTCTCCCACCTATCTTTTAGACGAGTGTATTCACCCTCGAGTTCGAATATCCTCCGGCCAGCGTCAAAACCATTCTTCGCTCCGGCGTTATGCCAGTCGCTTTGAATCTCTTCTACGAAAAGAACTTTACTGCCGTCTTTCGTAACTCTGTCATCCACACGAGCAAAAGCCAGAATTCCTTTGGCGTCTCTCCCCCAATGGTTCCTCATCGCTTGATTAGTGTAGTCGGAATTCGGGGCTTTAAACAGGATTTCCCTATAATCCTCTCCGCCAGGGAGTGTATACTGCGCCCACTGCGGTTCACCTTCTCTGCTTCTATCAAACACAGACTTGGCATCGAGAAATACTTCGTATTCGTCCCCCCAGGATCTGGCCGCAGCAAATACATCGTCTTCCGGTCGGTATTCAACTGTATCCTGGTTATAGCCAAGGGCATCCGCTATTGAACGCGCTTGCGTATATGCCGCATCGAGGTCATACTCTAGAGAAGTTTCTCCTGTTATTGGATTAGTAATTTCTATTCCAAGGAAGTCATTACCAAGAACCTTTGTCTCTATCTCGAACTGGTTCTCAGTCATGACCTGAAGCAGCTCGTCTCTACTAACGGACTTCTTTCCTTCAAGGTAAGGTACGATACCGGACCACTTGATCTCTTCGTCCTTTACGCCTTTGCCTTTCAGCCAAGACACGACACTGCCAGCGCCCATGCGTTCGGGCATCTTCTTGCCGCTATTGGCTGTCCAGTCTTCGATGACGTTCTGCATCTTACTGTAGAACACCGGAGCCCACTCGTTGTGCTGCTCGTCGAGCATACTGAATTTCGTTTCAATAGTCTCTTCTTCAATAGGAGTAGGCATAAGCGCGTCGAAGGCTTCGTCAGCAGTGATGCTGTACATTGTCTCTCCGCCACCGTCTCTATCTTCCATCAGCCACTCGTCGAACATGTCCTGAGCTTCCGCCATAGTCATGTGAGTAGGATAGCCGAAGTCGTCAAGTTCGTCCCAGCCGGTGGTCGTCATACGCTCCACAAACTGTGTCCGGGTAATCGTCTCTCCATCAGTCGGGCTGGTAGTCTTGTCGGTCCATTTCCGCTTGTTAACAAACCTACCTTTTTCTTCGCTGGCGCGAAGATTTTCTTTTGTCTGTATGCCGTTCTCCGCAGCAGGCTCTTTCTTTTTTCTGCCGCGTTTCTTCGGTGCGGGTTTCTCTTCAGTCGCCGGTTCCTCCACCTGAGCTGCTTCCTCAGTAGCCGGAGCCTCTTCTGCGACTTCTTCCTGTACACTATCCTGTTCAGCAATGGCCTTATCTTCTGCTGCGCGTCTATCGATCTCTTTCTGAGCAGCTTCGATAGCTCTACGTTCGAAGTCATCTGTGGCTTCTCTTCCGACAATACCACGAAGGATCTCGTCGGTAGCACTGCCAAACATCGCATCGAAGTCATCCTCGTTCATTTCACCAGACTGCTCGGACATTGTGCGGAGGAAGTTCAGATACTGCTGGCCTTTGTCAAGCTCAGTTTCCGTTGCTTCCTGGGTCGTCTCTTCTGTATCGTCCATCCGTGCGCGGATGAAGTCAATAGCTTCCTGTGCGGAAGAAGCGTCCCCGATAGGTACCTTTATCCACAGCTGGCCGTTGTTGGTCAGAGCGATCTTATATACCGAGCCCCAGTCAGTGGACTCGTCTACAGTGATAACGAACTGACGATCCTTATAGTTAAAGTAGAAGGACTCTTTGTTCTTCAGTTTCATCAGAGTATTCCGAATAGCATCAAAGTCCTCATCCGTCTCGGCGGTCATATTGTTATTTGCCAGACGTTCTGCGGGTTTCTCCTCCGGTACCTCCTCGGTCTCTTCTGTAGCCTCAGTTGTTTCTTCCGTAGTCTCCGCAGTTTCCTCAGCAGCCTCTGTAGTCTCTTCTTCGGTCTGGGTATCCGTAGGCTCCTCTGTCCGGGATTCAGCTGCACGGCGTTCATGCTCGGCAATTATTTCCATAGCTGCCGCCGTATAGAGCTGGTTCTGTCTAGTACCCGGCTGAGTCTCCATACCGTTGACCCGCTGCTCGAACTTCGCAAACTCTTCGTCACTCATATGTCTGAAGTCCTTACGGAGCTCGGACATAAGCCTACTAATTTCTGTACGGGAGTACGGTATCTCTACCTTACGTCCGTTCCATCTCTTACCAAATGCGTTGGCCTGCGTTCCCTTGAATTCGGAGATATCGAGCGTACCTTTCTGGTTCCGCTCGGATTTACCCCAGTTGCTTCTGACATAATCGAACAGTCCGGTATCTGCAACCAATCTCTCGATTCTGTTGTAGGCTTCACGGTAGAACTCACCGATGGCGGAATCCTGAGACCGACGAGCCCAGGTCATTATACCACCAAAGAGATCGCACACCATTTCCTCGTCGATGTCTTCGACGATCTCTTTATTTAAGGAAAGAATACCGTCCTTAATATTGGCCGCACCATACTCTCGGCCATATGCGTACTTGACATATATATCGAAGATCGTCTCGTACAATTCAGAACGCCCGGCAAAAGCCGTCTCCAGAATCGTATTGAGAAAAGCTCTCTTCGTTTTAGCGTTCATTCCGCTGATAAGGCGGTGCATTAATTCGTGACGGAAAGTACTGGTAAGACCTGCTTGATCCCCGGTAGAAGACACGACAATCGTATACTTCCTCTTTCCTTCGACTTTTGTATTGCCGAAGAAGCCGTCAATGACTCTGCCGTTCGAGTTCGTCATGCTGCCGTTAACAATCATGATCCTATCGACACCAGCGGCCATCGCCTGAGTAATTGCAACTTTCAGACCGGAGTCGAGATTGTCAAGTGCCTCAACTTCTTCCTCGGTCATACCAGCGGTATCGAGCGTTATCTCACCTTTTATGGTAATGTCGTGCTCGCCGTTTTTATCGAAGGTGGCTAACTTTACTTCTTGAGCAGATCCTCCAGCTTCTCCAGATCCTTCTGTATGAACTGGTTGTGCTGTTCCCACTCCTCCGGTTTCAGATCCAGCCACTGGTCCGCCGACTCTGCTTTGACCCGCAGTTTCGTTCCGTCCGGCATTTTCACTAACACGTACGCTTGCTCGTCCATTTTCTATATCTCCTGTATTTAAACTTTCCTGCCAGGCATCGTAGTTCTTCATCGTACCTGACGCATCTACTATATTAATGAATGCATCGTTTGTCAGGGCATTGCGCAGAAGATTGTCAAAGTAGATATTTGCCTGATCCTGCGTAGGTGTACCGTTCTTGAAGGACTCCCCGGTTATCGGGTTAATGCCCTTTCCGATGGACTCCAGAAAATCTTTTCTAATATATTCCTTCCCGTTGAGTCGAACCATATCGGAGTCGTCACGGAAGTTCTCTATACCGTCGGTCTGTGTTCTGGCCTGACGAATTACGCTCTCAGAAGTAGCACTCTTCTTGGCGTTGAACTGTTCTAATGCCCGTGCCTGGTTTGCAAGGTTAAGAGTCTCGTTTGCTCTCTGTACACCGGACCACACGTTAACCATTGTCTGCTCAAAGTCAGAAGTAACGGTTTCGCTATTTACAGTATACAGCCACGGGCTAATCGCAGACTCAGAATTTGCAGAGGCAAGAGTATATTGTCTAGTTCCCTTCTGTTGGTTGAACTGCTGGACTTTATCCGAGATGTAGTTCAGAGCGTAGGTCTTTGCAGCGTCGCTCTTGAAAGCTTCATTCAGAGCCTTACGGATCTGGGCTTCCGAACGTGTCTTTGTTCCAGCCACTACAAGGCCGAGAGCATTCTCAATCTTCAGGGCTTCCTCGGTTGTAACACCAGTAGCCTCACGAAGTCCGGCAACGAAATCGTCCGCAATAAATGCATCCGGGTTCTCCAGGCTGGCCTGGATAAACTTATTCACGTTCTCTTCACCAATGAGAGAAGCGAGGTAGTCTATCTGTGCAGCAGAAGCATCGCCATTGGAGATGTAGTTCCATGCGTCCTTGTTATCCCGAACAAAGGCATAGTAAGAACCTTTATCCAGACGCTTTGCAAGAAGTGCCAACTGACCGAGTTCTTCTGCTGTAGCGGTGCCTTCTTTAGCCTTCTCTGCCAGACCGTGGAGTGTATCGAGGTCCTGCTTCTGGCCTTTAGTAAGAGTATTTTCCTGTCCTGCCTCTACGAGTGTAAAGGTAGAATAGAACTCTCCGAGTTTCTTACCGAGGTCCTTAGCTGTTTCGGTACCGTTGACAATACGTTCGCCAAGTGTTTTTGCCTGTTGCGCTGTCTGCTTCTGGAACTCTACGTAGCTTATACCAGAAGGAATACCTACTGAACCCATCGAGGAGATAATGGCGGATGCGGCAGCCATACCGATCTCTTCACTCTCGTCCTTTAATGCCTGCTTCAGTGCTTCCGCATAGCTCATTCCACCATAGCCGTGATAGTTATTAACAGCAACCCAGAAGGAACTGTTCTTATCGAGAATCATATTCTCGGTAATAAAGTTAGACATCTCGGTGAAGACTTCTTCAGACATTTCTATACCGGAGCTTGCGGCGAGGTTACCCCAGAAAGCCCCAGCCGTATCGATAATATGGCCGGTCTTAATAGCATCGTAGACTTTATCAAACGAGAAGTCTTCAAAGAAAGCTTCGGCCATACCAGCCGCGAGAGCAGCACCCCACGCTTTACCCGGCTCTACTCCGCGCTTAATGAAATCATCATAGGACCGAGCGGCTGCACTTCCGAAGAATGATAATTGTGTGTAGCTTCTAGCAATAGCTTGAGCAGCGTTATCTTTAAGATGGAATGTCTTAGACCCGAGCGTAACTGCAAGAGCGTCCGGTCCGAGACCTAATGCTGCGGAAAGACCACTTCCTATAGCGTTACCAATTGCTGCGCTTTCAACACTACCAACTGCGGAGTTATAGGAGTTATATAACAGAGACGCAAGCTGCGGGTAAGTCGCAGTTTCCTGAATCGCAGTGGAATGCGCCGTCGTTAGCATATTCCCAAGCTCACTAGGTGTGAAGCTAGTAGGACTCGTCATCGCAGTCCCTATTCTCCGTACCTGGCTAGTTGTAGCAGCAAAGTCAGCGAGTGCGGTTATATTAAGAGGATTGGTCACCCACGGTGCAAGCAGGGCTTCAGTCACAAATTCCCCAGTACGATGCTCAGCGTCATATGTTTTTACGTCAATCATCGTCTTGAGGATCTGGTCGTGATAATTGCGCCCAATAACAGAGTTTACCTCAAAAGCATATTTCGCAGCCGCAGCAGCACCTTCCTTCGCCCATAAGGAATAATAAATGTCAAGCTCTGACTGCGTCCAGTTTCTAGCTGTTTTGCCACGGGCGTATATGCTGGTCGGGTTTTCTCCCTCTGTCGTCTCCTCTACTCTCGGTACAAAGTCTTTAGCACTTACACCGATTGAATTCAGCATAGAAATAATACTGTCGGCATCTTCCCCGGTAATATTAAGCCCTGCTAGAATTCCCCTGTTACGAGCCCCACCCTTATCGGACGGAACTATCGACCCAAACGCGGTCTGAAGATCACCGATGCTAGGGGCAAGCGCCATCCCTTTTGCTACGTCCGTATTAATACTCGGGCTGGACAGAAGACTTTCCTCGTACTTAATCCTTGCATAAGCAGCCTCTTTTGCTGCATCATCCGCAATGCCTTCCAGATTCGCGGCCCTAATTCTACCGGCCTGTGGGTTGGCAGAATTAAGGGCTTTGTACAGATCATTGAGTGCAGCGTCTTTTTTTGCTGTCGCTTCTTCGTACCACTTCAAAGCCGCTTGATCGTCATATTTCGCTACATACTCCGTCTGGAAAAGCTTTTCCATCTCACGGCGTTCTTTTTCCTGAAGTAGGATATCAAGCTCCCACTTCTCCGCATCCGTAAGCTCTTTCTCCTCAGCAGGAGTCTCTTCAGTGGTAGCAACTTCTGTAACAGTATCTGAGGGATTACCGAGGCTGTTAAGCTCATTAACCAGAGCGGTGTACTTGTCTCGGTCCTTTTCCGGATGAAGCTTTGCTATCTCCGCTTTAATATCATCCGCCGTACGAACAGGAACAGTACTTGCCTTCTCTTGGTTTCCGGCTTCCTTGCCCTGCTTTTCTTCCGTGGCGGAAGTGAACTTGGCAATAGCCTTATCGAGCTCTTCGTCACTGACACTTATGTACTTTTGTTGTAGATCAGATTTTGTAAACTCCTCAAACTGCTGATCTACAAAACGAAGCTCATTAGTGAGACTAGCCACCTCAGCTTCGTTACCTGCCTTTATGGCATTCGAAAGTTGCGTATTCAGCTCAACGGATATACTCTTCCAATCATCCGCCTTAGGAGCATGGATTACGCTGTTCTTACCACTTTCGTCCTGTCCGGTAATAAGTGCGTACTTACGTCTAAGTTCAAGATCGGCATTCTGCTGTTCGAGTTCAAGTTTATGCGCCTCAGCCAGGGCCAGGTTATCCAGAAGTTCGTCCCTACGAGCCTTATACTCTACGATATCTGCTCTTCGCTTATCTATCTCAGCTCCTATTGTAGCCTCGCTCATAGGGTCGGTCACATATCCGGCATTCGTGTCAATATAATCCTGCTGCTGTTTAATAGCATACTCATAGTTGTCTATGGCCTTCTGAATATTCTCCGGGGTGTCGCCGCCATAGGACTTATACTGAGCCGGGTCATTGACGTTTTTCTTTTTGTTGTCATCCATGGAATCGAAGTAATCATTCCTCGAACTCCATCCGTCGTATATCTCTTTCGCGGCATTCTGCCAGCCCTTATACGTCTCAATGTTGCTCTCGTGTCTTTTGATCTCTGCATCGAGGGCTTCCTTATCCGCATCCGAAGCAGTTGCGTATTTGGCTTTTAAGTCATCAACAACCTTCTGGGTATATTCCGCCAGCTCCCCACAGTCATAATAAAGGTTAGCCGTTTCTTGCTGATGCGCCTGGATCTCCTCTTCTGTAAGGAATGTTTTTCCGTCATTCGTATCATAAGCGTCAATTTCGGAAAAGATTCTTCCCTCGTTATCTTGGGCCCACTCAGCCAGACCAGAGACCCAGTTACCATCCTCGTCCACGTGCCCCTCCCAGTGGTAAGAGCCGTCGTCTTTATTTACTTCATTACGCTTGGAACCCGTAGTTCCTTCCGTATCTCTCCAGGCAGTCTTATCTCGTTCGAAAGTTTTGTTCTGGCGTTTGATATCAGAAGTGTTAGAGGCTCTCTCCTCGGCCTTTTGAGTCACACTCTTCAGTTCTTCTTTAGCCGTATTTATATCACGACCAGAGTCCTGATACGCTTTAGCAATCGACAAAGTGTCTTTCGGTGTTGGAGCAGAGGCTAGAATAGAAGAAATGTCATTTTCTCTATTTCTCTCCCTAATTATATCAGCCTCTTCTTGCAGCTTAGGCGTAGCCTCAAATGCGCCGGAATCGTTTCTTGCTATCTGGCCTTTTTGCTCGGCCTCAGAAACAATTGTCTTTATCTCTTCATTTGTTTTCGGAGTCCACGTCTCTGCGGCTTGCGACCAAGAAGGAGGTGCAAGAATTGACGCAAGATCAGTCTGTGTTACCTGATTTTCATCGGGCTTTTTTGTATTAGCCATAAGCTATTCTCTCCTTTATAAACCAAATGCCTGTCCTATAAATTGTGCTGGGGATAATCCAAGATATGCAAGACCGGCCATACCATCTGCGCCTACACCCATGGACCGAAGAACAGTCTCAGGATCGGCTCCGAATGCGGCATAGACATTAGCATCTGTATATGTTGGCTGCTGACTGTATTCAGACAAACCAAGCTGATCAAGTAATCCGGGGCTTTGCTGCTGTACCGTCGGCTGGCTATATGCCGCTACCTCACTGGCGGAATTCGTCAGCCCCAACTGGTCAAGAATACTCGGTTCCTGATACGAGCCGTTAAGCTGAGACAGCATCGCATCACCGCCAGATGCGGCAAGACCCGTATTCAGCGTAGGAAGTCCGGAAGTCGGAACCCCGAACGCTTCTGCGAGATACTGCTCCGGAGTAATCCCCGCTGCCGAGAGTCCAGCAAAACCGGCATTACCAACACCCATTGCTCTTAGAGCAGAAGAGGCGTCGGAATATCCGAGCTGGGATAGAACATTATTAAGCGTACCGGTAGTATCCGCAGATGCCGCCATACCGCCCATACCCATTGCGTTAAGGAGCGCAGCCGAGGGCTGAATACCTTCCTTAATAAGTGTGGTACCGACGTCCGCCAGAAGCTGTCTCTCTTTAAGCTGGTTGGCAATAGCGTCTTGTTGTGCTGCATATGTCGGTGTACCGTTAGCGAATGCACCAACAGCATTAGCTGCGTTAAGCTGGGCATTGAGCCGAGCAGCCGCTTCATCATTCTGGAGTTTCGCCGCATTGAGTCTTGCATCGAACAGGCTGTTCTCCTGGTTGAATCTCGCATTGAACAGATTATTCTGCTGGTCGATCATGGCATTGGCCACATTCAGATTGAACGCATCAGCATCCAGCTCTGCACCAACCAGACTGAGCTTGAAGTTCTCTTCCCACTGAGCAACCTGGAGATTGAACTCATCAATACTGACGTTCGTCTCTTTTGCCCACTGGTAAAGATCCATAAGTTCAGACAGATACTTCTGAGAGATGTTAAGAAGTTGATTGGCTTTCTCAAACTCGCCCTGAGAACGGAGATCCGCAATCTGCCTTGCCGTATCCGTAGCCAGCTGAGTCTGTTCCTGCTGAACAGTCATTCTATTTGTAGCAGCGGTATTCTGAATTGTATTGTACTGAGCCTGTCCTATACCACCACGGTCACCACGAGCCTCACTGTAAAGAGCCTGATTATCCAGAGCTCTCTGCTCGTCCATTGCAATCTGATTTCTCTGGTCCTGATACTGCTTCTGAGCGTCCTGCATTACTCTCTGGAGTTCAGCGATGCCGTTGTTAACAGTATTGTCCGCAGACAAAATAGCCTGCTGACTCTGGAGATCACGGATCTGTCCGAGCATCTCCTCTTCCGGATGGGTAGTAACACGATCCACACGCCCGATATCCACATCAGCTGCACGATCCCATGCATCCTGGAAATTAAACCCTTCTGGTAAGGCAACCTCCTTCGGAAGATCAACTCTGTTTGGAAGAGCAATATTAGAAAGCGGTTGGTTCAGATCATACCCGGACTGCTTCAGTAACTGAGCGTAAGCCGCTGCCGCATCAGCGGAATTAACGGCTGATGTGCTAATAGGGACATATGGAGTTCCTGTACCCGTACCGGTTCCTAACGGGGTTAGTCCGGTGCCTGCGCCGAGCTGACCTAGTAAGGCAGCGGCAGAGTATCCTCCCCCGCCTCCTCCACCAGAACCGCCCCCACCGGAGCCATCATTAGGAGTTTCACCTTGAGGAGTCTGACCTTGAGGAGTCTGACCTGGGGGCGTCATATTCACAGTATTGCCGGGGCCAACGACGTTACCGTTCGCGTCCACCGCACGTACTTCTCCAGTAGGGCCGATAAGCGACGCCTTGCCCGGACCCGCTGCCTGAACACCAGCGCCATATCCTTTTAGTAAGTTATATACAGGGTTTGATACCGTCCCTGCTAGGCTACCGCTTGGAAGCGGCGTCGCTTTTGTTGTATCATTTACAGGGGCAAGACCCTGTTGTGCGAGGGCAGCATTCAAGGATTTATTATCCGTTATTCCCGAATCGACTAATTGCTGCCTTAGTTTATTGTAATCTACCCCACTGCCAGAGCTACTCGCAGGCTTCGTAGTACCACTTGTCTGCCCCGAAGAACTCGTAGTAGTACTCGGCTTAACCGGCCCAATCGGTGTACCATAGTTAATACCCGTAGCTGTCGTTGCCATAGTAACAGGCTTAGAAGTATAATTCTTCTGATTGTCAAAAGGCTTACTGGTTAAATAGCTTGTATAGTTCTGCACTAGCGGGCTAACACTACCTCCAGAATTAGAACCAGATACCATATTAAGCGATCCGCCAACCGAGCCTACTCCCTTTGTCATTGCAATCTTGGCAGAGTCAGGGGCATTGACTGGTATATTCGCCATATCACATCATCTCCTTATATACGAATAAAGGGGATGACTCATTCCCCGAAGTCAATCCCCTATCTAGTGTATTACTGTATTGTGTAATTTGAATCAGTCTTATAAGGCTCATAAGTCTCATAATCCCCATACTGCACCTCTCCGTTGCCTTGGTAGTAGTAGTTGTATTCTTTCGGGGAGCTGTCAGCGAGACCCTCACCGATGATATAGGCGATGATCGTACCACCGGCCATGATGAGAGACGCCACCCGTTCCAGCGTGGCGGAAGACCCGCCGAGGAATACGCCGATGCAGGTGACGAAGGATACTACTGCCGCCCAGAATTTACGGGAGGTAAGTTTTCTTACAAGATTCTTTTTGGTTTCTGCGTCCATATGTATCATCCTCCTTACGGTTTCCTGTGATGGTCTTCGTTACTGACGATACAGGCATAAGTGATAAACAGAGCGAAGACAATAAAAGCCAGTGTGTTTTCCATCATGTCGCATGCACCAGGAATCCACCGGTTGTCTTCAGTTCGTGATATGTCTTTTCGATATACTCCATTGCCAGTTCTCCGCGATTGTTTTCAAAATCGGGATTCACTTTCACGAAATGTTTATAGTAGCTGATGTCGTCTAGGATGTCTTCGAAATGACTCTCTGAGCATGGGATCTCCCCATTAGACATCGCCCGACACAATTCATCGTAGAATCTCAGTATTCGGATTCGTACCTGCTTCGCGTTGTCAAACTCGTTTTCCTTGATGTGCTTGTCCAGCTTCTTGTCCAGACCGTCCACCTTTTCCCCAAGCGCAGCGAGACTGGCCTCGGTCTTCTTTCTGTTGGATATAATCGTAGGAATAATTCCAACCAGAGCCACAAGGATCGGAGCCAACACTTGGATGAAGGCGATCAGATTTGCCATGATTGATCACCCTTTCTGAGTAAAATCTATCTCACAACTGTCAACCCCGCAGGTGTGATCCTTTTTATTGAGCCCTAGCTTCGGCTCATGCTCACAGCACCAGCAGAGATCCTTCCCTGCCGGTACTGGCTGTCCGCATTTTCTGCACTTAGGCAGATTATTCTCCGTCGTCTCTGTCATGGAGCTGCCCCCAGATTGCATTACACTCGTGCTGAATGGCTGCCCAGTGGGCGTCGACGATTCCCTTTGTTTCTTTTATCTTCACGAAATTGAAATAAGAACTGATAGCGAGAAGCACTATTGCAATTCCAAAACAAATGCTGGTAAACATTATTTTAATCTCCTTTGATCTGATCGGATGACACCCATCCGTACACGTTGCTATCTCCTACCGGAGCAAGATGGTATGGAAACTTAGACCCTAGGCGCACCGCCGTGATCTTACCTTCCCCAGGTTCGAACTTCGGACCTAGATCCGTATTGGCAGATATCCGCGCCTTTCCACCAAGGAAGCGAACAACCTGGCCGAGCTCAAGGACTCCGACTGATTTATCCCCTACTTCCTCATACCGTTCATTAAGAGCGGCTAGAGTTAAAGGACCAACCTCACCGTCCATGACCAGTCTGTTCTTCTCCTGGAACTTCATCACAGCTGCCAATGTCTGGTCTCCAAACTTACCATCGAGATCCTGCTTGTAGTACCCAAGAGTTTTGAGTTTCTTCTGGATGTCCAGTACTTCCTCACCCCAGTCACCATACCTCATAATATAAGGATAGTCATCGTGGTTCTGATGTGTAGGATCTTCATAAGGTAGAAGATCAGGCTGGACATCCGCGCCATCTGTAGTCTTAGCGTTATGCGGATACCTAAGAACAACAGACCAAGGGAAGTTATAATACCGCATGACCTGAATCTCTCGGCCGGTCTGATCACCGGGCTCAGGATGGCCGTCAGACCCGCCCGCCTGAACGATTTGACCATTACCTATATAAATAGCAGTATGAGACTGATCGTTCAGCAGAATGTCTCCTCGCTCCATTCCTGCGCAATTGGCGAGGTTGACGGAGACAGGAAGGAATCCGGATTTGATGAACGCAGCTCTCATGTTACCGGTATAGGAAGCGCCGTTATCCATCACCGGGATACCGGAACGCTGGACCACATTGCAAACCAGAGAGGAACAGTCATAGTCCGGATACCCATCACGATTCGCCTGAGAGTAGCCGTGCTGATTGTTATTTGCAATATTGATAGCCATCTGCACATAGTTCTCTACCTTATCAAATCCATCGTCACCACCGGAGATCGTGGCCGTATCGCCTTTCATCTTGGCTTCGCATTCCTTACAGTAGCCGGGATCTTTTTTACCACGGGAGAGATAGTCTCTCCCGCAGTACTTACATGTTAAAGTTTCGGCTGGGCCGTTAATTATAATACTCATTCTAACCACCAGTTTCTGATTGTGATTGTCATGCCCGTAGTTGTTTGATTTAACGCAAGCTGCGGCCAGTATACACTCGCACAGGCCTGTCTACCACTAGAAGGATAGTCGACGGGACCTTCAAGAGTCGCAGATACTACGGTAGGAGCAGGGTCAAGTAAGTCTACGCTCCCACCCGCAAAGTAATATCCACTAGAATTATCAAGTCTACCACTTACTTCAAGGCAACGATACGTTCCGGTTGACGGATTAACATACTCATATTCAACGACCATTTTAGAGTACACTTTTTCTGGAATCGTGTAAGATGTAGTACTGTATAAAGCGCCGGATTTCTGCCCAACCGGGAGAACAGCACCTTCGTTCGACACCACAAGATTAGTCGAATTAACCCCAGGTAGCATGATTCCAGAGCCTCGTTTAAAGAAATAGAATTTAGCAGTGCTTATCGTAATCGTCGCCGTAGCAGTAGCCGTTTCATAGTTACTGTTCACCGCTCTGACATATACTGTAGTAGTACCAATAGCTGTTCGAGTCGGTTTCGTCGTGGACCAAGTACTGTTGTCAGTACTGTACTGAATCGTAGTCCCGGAAGTAACAGATACTGTAGCCGTAATCGTGTGGGCTGATCCATCTGCTTCTCCGGTATAACTCGTTACGCTTAATCCCAAGGCACTAGCAGCAGCCTTATTAATCGTCAACGTGGCGTTCGTAATATTGAACGTAACCGTGAAGTTGCCGCTGTTATTGACCGCTGTGATTGCATTAGCAGTAGTACCAACCACTGTCCTGGATACCTTAGATATCGTACAAAGTGATGCCGTGTACAGATTATTATTACTGGAGAACGTATAGGACTGGATCGTATGCGCCGCCCCATCGTAAGTGTAGGTAGACGTTCCGCTACCAGCAATCGATACCGTTACCGCCAGCTTGTTAATCGTAAGTACGCCCTGGGTAATATTGAACGTAACATTGAAGTTGCTGTTCTTATTCGTAGCAGTAAGTGCCTGCTTATACGTACCGGCATTCGTACCGGATACAGAGGACGTACCACCCACCGTATAATCTGAGGCCGTATACAAAGAGCTGTCGGATGTGGCCGTATATCCGGAGAGGCTTCTGGAACCACCGCTGTACGTATAGGAAGCGTTGTTGCCTTTGATGGTAACCGTAACAGCCTTCTTATTAATTGTGATATATCCGTCTGTTACTACGAATCTGACGTCCTTAAACTTTGCATTTGTGTTCGTAAACTGCGATGCTGACAGACCCATGTATGATGTTCCAGCCGCTGTTCTTGAGACAGAGGCGGACCCGGAGAACGTGAAGTCAGAAGTCTTGTAATCGCTGTTACTTATACTCACTGTATAGGAAGTCGCACTGTGCGAGCTTCCGTCATAGGTGTATGTCGCGTTCTTACCAGTGATCGTTACGATAACAGTCCCGGTAACAGCTCCGACATACCTCTTCATGTCATTGTAGATCATGCGTTATTCACTTCCACTTGTTATCAATCTGTGCTGTGATGATCTGTTCTAATTCGTCTCTGTCTAACATATTATGTTACCTCATTAATAATGATCGCTTCATAGTATTAACTATGAAGCGATGTCTGTTTGTCCTCTTCTCAATTAAGCTCCACATGGACTATGTGAGCAGCAGTTTAATGTCATGTCGGACACATGTCCGATTTGTCCATATAAGTCACCGACAGAAATGTCGGAAACATGGATCGTTTTAGATTACGTTAAAAATATCACACTCTGAAACACCCAGTAATTACTGGTAATCTGAGGCATTGAAACGGAATATTCCGCAACACCACTTTAACTCTCATGGTGTGAATGCTATCATGGCGACAACAAGGCAAGCCATAAATAACATACCTAATACAAAACTTTGAAAATCAAAATTTTTCATACTCATCTTCATCCACACGCTTGTTCCGTTTGGTTTGATTCTTCCAACACTTTTTGCAAGCAGTATTTGGATTTACATTCTTGCTCGGTGCATACGCAGGATGATCACATCCATCGCATATCCCTTTATGCAGTTTGCGATAACGTCCTTTCTGCATACTTTAAAAACTCCTTCTCGACAGATCACTCTGCCTGTGGTATCATTACTCTTTGAGGTGATGCTTGTGGAATACAAGACCACTGAGCGTGGCAGACCACGGTACGGCAGCGAGAAACGTCCACCCTATGCCAAGATAGGCATCAGCTTGCCACAGGACATTCTGGAACGTCTCGACAAATACTGCGGTGACGAGGAACGTGATCGGTCTTTCGTCATCAAGCGAGCCGTGGATGCTTGGCTCAAAGAGAGGGATTACTGAGGGTGACCCCTCTCTTTTCTTGTATTATATCCGTTTTGTGCTGGTATTGCGAGGTATCACCGAGTATTCCAAAGTGCGAATAAAAGATTACTTTACACTTCTTTATTCCATGTTTCAGTCATAAGCACTTGACCGTATATGTTAGTAATCATGCAAGATACAAAATCAGTTTCGGCGTTGTTGCCATAGGCATATGCACCAAGGTAAGCATGGTAACCCTGCTTTGCTCCGTTATATGTCTCTTTTACAACAATTCCTTTTTCTATGATATTATTTGTGCGTTTGATTTCGTGAAGAAAAAAAGCATTTTCCATTTTATTTATACCTCCAATTTAATATACTTCATGCACTTCAAAATCAAATGCGAGACCTTTTGTTTTTGCCGAGGCGGTAAGAACACCGTTTCTATCTAACTCTAAAACGCCGAGGTTTTCACTATTCCAATATGTATTTACTGAAAATTTATAAGCTGATGTGGTGTGTGATAATACGCTATATGGGATTACTATCGAATTTTGTAATGCGCCATGCTGTCCACATTTCATCAATATATATTTTGCATCTGTACCAAATGTAAACGAATTATGCGAAAAGTGCCAGTCAGTATCCCCGCTCACTGCAATGTTTGAGGATGTTAAAATTCTTGTGGATGTTATGTTAAGACTGTTTTCTAACGTGTTTAAAGAACCCTTTAATATGTTTAAAGATTCTTTAGCCGTTGCCCCGCCCACGTCTGAATCGTCCATAATGTCGGAGCTGTCGAGATTGTTCAGTTTAGACTTATCATCCGCGCTCATCAAGCCGCTGCGGCTGGGTGTTGCTGGAAGACCCCACCGGTCAATGTTAGTAAGAACATAGTGAGTTCCATCATAAACAAACGTACAGATGTCGCCAGCCCTGATAGTAGAACCATCAATCGCTGTGCTTGATCCCATGATGCTCTCTTTAAAGTAGATAGCTTTTGCTCCCTGCGAGTTAATGTTCAAAGTGGCGTTCGCAGGTACGGCATAAGTGAACTTGATTACTACCTGACCGCCCTTGACGAGTTCGTAATTATCCATCGCCACAACCTTGGCGGTTGTACCGGAAGCCGTGGAGCATGTTCCATACCCGCCGGCCTTTGGATCCACCAGATCGTGGACGAATGCAGTAGTCGCAATTTTTGTACTGTCATCCGAAGCTGCCTGAGTCGGAGCTGTCGGCGTCCCGGTAAATGCCGGGGAATTAATCGGAGCGAAGTCTTCACTTATATTGATATCCATATTCTCATACAGATTGGTATCTAAGTTCTTGACATTGACCGCCCCTGTTTTCATTGTTACGGGCATTATCATGCCTCCTTTAATAGTATAAGGGTACTGAACCAGTACCCCTCATTCTTTTTACTTCCTCGCATAACTGTTGCAGCTCTGCCTCTGTCAATGGGATGCACTCGCCTTCATCACATAAAGCCCCATACAATCCATTAACAAACCATCGCCATTTTTTGTCATCGTCCACGATATCCCTCTTTTAAGCGGTGCTGTCTATAACTCGGCAACAATGACCCGCTTAATCATTGCCGCCTATAACTTCAACAGCTTGGGCTAAGTTTCAATACATTTCTCTATTGCAGGCAAGCTGCACAGTTAGATTTCTGGAGTAATCACATTAGCATGACCGACTTTGATAAACCCCTCTACTTCATCTGCGTCAACATAGTATCCATCATTGATCTTAATGAGTTTGTCTCCGCTTGCTATCCACAGATCGCCAAAAACAATGTTGTAATAAATATCTCAGTCTTTCATATTTTCCTCCGCATTATCAATGTCTATCAATGTACATTGATGTACAATGATTACAATAAGATTACGTCTACCCCAACTCCAACGTACTGCCCCAGTCGCCCAAAAATTGTCACCGTGATTATGACACGGGCTGGAGTCCCCAATGATTACTTTAATGCAATGTATATTCTGTAGCTTGCCTTTTGACGGGCGCAAGTCAACCCCTCTTGTACCGTACATACACAGGCACTCCGGCACTCCTATAATTGCATTATGATTACTTTAAACCTCGATCACTGCATATTTCTTCAACGCTTGCAACGAATTCTTCATCGCACCACGGAGCTAAAACGTAGTCATCGCATTCTCGTAAAATGTGCAATTCTTTTTTTGGGATTTCGTCTATTCGTTTATTCCGCTCTGTTGCCATTTCGCAGTGGTTATAATCTGTGAATCCATAGCCTTCTTCCCATTCCTCTACAAAAATGCAATGCTCACAGTATTGGCATACATGTTTCATACAAATATCACTTTAACTCTCTAAAACTACAGGAACAATTGTTTTCTACCTTGATAGTATCAAGCAGTTTTCCGCATCTTTCACACTCTTGAAACCATTTTCCGTAAAAGATAATTTCTTTGCACTTGCATGGTTTGTGAATTCCGATGCAGCATAAAATTGATTTTTTCATATCCTTGCTCTAACTCTCTAACAGGTTACAATTCTGGTGTGGATTTGCACCACACATGACCACCACAGTCAAACCTGTCTTCACCATTTTCATCACATCCAGATTGGTTAGTTCTGTCTGTTACTCAAATGGTAATGGGGTATTCTCCCAACTTTACTGGCCGTTATACGTCTACCTATTCCGCCACAGAATTGTGTTTCACTTTAAATGCCTGTGTTTGCGAAGTTCGGTTTCATGATGGGAACGTCCATTGGACTAACTATTACCATAATCTACCTATGAAGATCCCACAGGTCTTTATAGTTACTTCTATACAGCGGTTTAACACCATCTGCATATACATGGCTGGGTTTTAATTTAAGAAACGCCTGTTAGTGTTCTATGGAATCTGGTTCCGTCAACAACATTCATCAGATGCAATATACCAACCTCGTTGTACCACCACGCAAGAAGCATACCGTATTGCCCACCTGCATATTTGTATCCAAAGATGATTGCATTTCCACTATACGAAAAATTACCGATAAATGTTTCATCTGTGACGGGTATATCGTCAAATAATCTGGATAATGCTTCTTGCTTTGTTGGTACGGTGTTTACAGAATATCCTATACCACCAACATATTTTGCGTTCCATGCTATTTTCCCACTTGCCACCGATTATCTCGGCTGCTGATTGATTATGTCAGACTAACGATTTGCAAATAATTATAATTTGGTGCGGCGTAATACTGATTTGCACTATCAAGTTCTCGCACCATTCCTCGCAACTGAGTCCCTGCTGTAAGATTTAAAACTTTTATGCAATAGTTCTTATATCCTGAGTACCCACCAATAATGATATGCGAGCCATCAGTTGATGAATCACGATTGTCCCATACTTGAATTGCTCTTCGTTTAGTCATATCCGCACCAGAAATTGCAAAAATTACAAAATATAGGCCACTTCTTGGTACAGTTATGTATGGAGTGATTTGCGTCATTGTATCACTCACTTCAACTGCCTGTTGGTACGTTGTTACTTGTTGTGATACAGTTGCAGAGATTTTGCCATTAGCCACGGGAATCACCCCGCAAATCAATCAGCATCTGACTATTGTCAGACCGCCTCAGACCTCCTTTCGGAAGTCTTGGAGTGGCAAGCAGACTTAACCCAGCTTGCCCTCCTCTCTTGTGAATATGTTCGCAGAGAGAGAGAGAGAGAATGGAAATTTCGTTATTCATTTGTCTGTTCCTCGGCTTTCTGCCATACTTCGGGAGGACGAACCACCGCACCGTTGCTGTCGTTGATGTAGGCACAGACATAATTACAGCCTGTCTGCTTGCCGTATGCCCATGCAACAAACTCATTATGAAATGCCTGTTCAGCAGCATCCAGTGTATCGTGGATGGCAATGCCCTTGGTGTAAGTGTCTCCCACTTTGTGGATGGTTGCTACGAAATACTTAATGTTGTCCATGTGTTATATCCCCCTAATTTTGTTTGAGAATAAATGTCGGTCTGAGGTAGAAGGTCGAAGAAAAGTTTGCTATGGTGACTGACCATGAGTTTGCCGCCGTGGTGATTGTGATATCACAGGGCGGTGAATTTTCTGGAATAGGAGTAGTGCAATTTGCATCAGAAAACATACCCCAGTTCCCTACAACATGGTCAGCGGTAAGTCCTGTCAGAGTGTTGGAAGATGTACCATTTGCGCTTATTGTTATCGCTGCCGCACGAAGGCACACGGTGTTTAAAGAACCCTGTAACGATCCAAGCGCATCGGATACCGTAGTACCTGTGACTGTAGAGTCATTAGCGATATCGTCGCTGCCCAGACCAGCTACTGTATTACCTAATGTATCGATCCCGGTCTTCAGAGTATTCAGAGCAGCCGTGGTGGTTGTTCCGGTTACCGTGGACTCGTTATCAATGTCGTCAGTACCGAGAGCTTCAACCGCTGCCGTGATATCATCCATCGTGGGGACGGAGATCGTTGTACCAGGTTTAATCCAGATCCGGTTATTCGGAGAGGTCGGCTGGGTGCTGCTCATAACAACAATATCATCGACCGTACCCTGCGGAGCTGCACCGATATCAGCCGGAGTAAGATTAATCTCTCCGGTCCTGTATGTGGACTCGGCGTTACCTTTAACCCCACGTACTGCACCGGATGCCTCAATCGTAATGCTGTCGTTATCTGCGTTAGGAGTAAGCGTTACGTTGTCTCCAGCGATCAGGGTCAGGGTGTCCTGAGGAAGATCGGCAGCAATCGTAGTGTTGCCAACCTGCACATAGGAGAACGCATCCTGGTTCTGGTCCGCATGCTCTTCAGCATACTCAGCCCAGTACTTGGCGTTGTTCTCATAAGTAACATCAGTCGGATCTACATCGACACCAGCCCTTTGACCAACCGCCCAAGCCTCTGCTGTATACTGGATATCGCCCCAGGTATTGAACTCAGCGGCTCTTGCCTCTTCTGCTGCGACACGTAGGCTTTCAGCTTCAACACGACCAGCCTCAGCAAACTGTCTGGCCTCTTCAGCCTGTGCGCTGCCTACGATCAGGTCATTGATCTCTTCAAGAGCTCGTTCAATACCGTCGTACTCAGTTACCGTACCATCGTTCAGAGTGATAGTAACATAACCGGTTTCGCTCACTTCGAATGATGCAATGCCGTTAGAAAGCAGATTATCGAAATGGAAGTCTAGGCTCTTCGTCCCTGACTGACCGGAGATCACTACCTCAGCAGTAGGAGTGCCTACGCTGTCCCCTACAGTTACTGTCGCGTTCGTTATTCGATCCGCATAGGCTGATTCCGCTCTGGCTATTACTTGTTCAGCAAATGTAGGCTCAACCATCGAAATGGCCGCGTTATCCTCAAATCCGGAAGGAACAATCATGATCAGCTGAGACTCTGTAAGGTTCCTTCGAATAATCTCGTCATTAGATATCAGATAGCCGGTGAGGTATACTTCCCAGATGCCGGAGGGGAGATTCAAACCACGAGCGGAAGAAATCTCATCGCCCTCCAGCAGGAAGTCCTGCTGCTCACCGTCCTTGTATTCCGGATTGGAAAAATGCGCCCACTTAACCATTCCGTCCCAGTCAGCTGACCGGAACTCAAATTCAGCGGAGTTGACATGCAAGCCATCCGCTACTCCCCTGGTTGGGGAAAGAAGGTCAAGTACATGACCCGATACCGCGAATTGAAAATGTGCCATATACCTGCCCCCTGTTAATCAAATATAGTAAAGTAAACCGTAATTGCGCTCGTCGGTTTCGTATCGCACTGGAACTTCACCTGGTTCGCGGCAGGCGGAGTAATCAGACTACGAACACCATTGTTAGCACAGAGCGCATACGAAGCATCTGCCGGAGTCCATGTTACAAACTGAGAGTTATCAGTCTTAATACCGCTCACGGTCTTAGTCGCCTGAAGAGACGAGTTCCAGTCCGCAACAGCAATCGTCACAGCGATAGGACCGGCATGTTTCTTCTGAATAGTAGTTCCGTCGGTCTTAGAGTAGCTGATTGTACCGTCCTGGATCTTGGCATTCGTAACCGCTCCATCCGAAAGCTTAGCCGTAATAACAGACCCTGCCCCCAGCTTAGCCGAAGTAACAGCCGAGTTCGCAAGCTGGTTCGTACCAACTGCCCCATCAGCAATATTCCCGGTAGCAACAGCCTTAGACCCAAGCTTCGCTGTAGTAACCGCAGCATCCGCAATCTGGTCCGAACCTACAGCTGCATTACCGAGTTTCGCCCTTGTTACGACATTAGCACCAAGCTTGTCAGTGGATACAGCCCCATTCGCGAGCTGCGTTCCTGTAACACTTCCTGCTGCAAGAGAACCACCGGATATTGCACCACTTGCCAGTTTCGCAGCAGTGATCGTACCGTCAGCTATCTTGGAACTGATAATCGCGCCATCCCGGATTGCATCCGTATCAACCGCTTCAGACCCGCTCACCTGACAGAGTTTCGCTAATGTAATCGAACCGTCAGCAACGGAGTCCTGCGTAACGTCAACCACTTCCTGGTGTACCGCTTCAATGGCAGACTGAAGATCAACCGCCTCGATAGCACCCGGTGTAGGACTGAATGGAATGTTCTCCGCCAGCAGCTCGTTCGTTACGAAGTTATTGAAGTGGTTCTTTATGAAGTCGAACAAATACTGCATGTCCGCACGAACGGTTTCTTCCTGAGCAACATATGTCGGGAAGTCTGTTGCGCTCGTCCAGACTCTATCGAATGTCATTTGAGAAACACTCATTATCTGTGCCTCCCTTGATAATTGTAATATATCTGAGCTGAGACAATCGTAAGATCCTTCTTCGGATCGTGATTCTCCAGCTTAAAAGTAAAGTATTGCACCCTTCGGCAGTGAGGCTTCCGTCGGAATACTCTTGCAAATCCACCGCCCCTTAAATTCCGGAATGACAGATCACGAGGTATCAGCTTCCACGCGTCAACCACCAAAGGCGTCAGGTCCTTTCTGGTTTCGTACTCTGTATGGTACGTTACATCTATCACCGTACTGGTGGTAGATATGGTATTCACGATGATGGAGTTTATGTTCTTCTTGTTATCATACGTACCGAAGTACTGTACGGCGAACTTATAAACCTTATCAATCGCCTGGTTATAGTCATGGAAGACTCGTTTAAAAATAGTCAAGCGGCTTACCCGGTCGAAATGCCATAAAGTGTTGCCGTCCTGAACGAATCCTCTCGCCATTATATTTTCAAAGTAAAACCACGAAGGCTTTGTGTAAGTGCTGATCGTGTAGTCCCATAGCCAGACATCAGTGCCAACCACCAGCCAGTAGCGCATATCGTCATCGTGGGATATGATATTAACTGTATCGGTTCTCTCCAGATCCGGGATCAAACCCTTGGACCAGTCTGCCTGTGATCGGTTTATCTTCTTACTGATACACACGACATTGTTTTCATACGCTGCCGAAGTATTAGCCAGGAAATGAACGCCCTGAGACCGATTGCACCAGACCAGGTTGTTCTCGATCAGCTGAATGGTGTACGGAAGATCACAGCCTATCTTAGAGTTGATAGCTACATACGCCAGATCGATTGTCAGTCTCTCATCGACCGTCTGAGTCTCAAGAGATGTTCTGCCAACAGATCTTTCCTTAAATACGATCAGATAACCCTGCTGCTTACCGAACCCGGTGATCGGGTCAACCATATCACCGGCGAGCTGGTACTGTGTCATTGGGAAGTAAGTCGGGTCCATAGCCACGGAGTTCTGCCCGTTCCAGAAGTATGCGTTAGGCTGGGTCTTACTTCCTGCCATAACCACACACAAGGCTCCTGTACCGCCGTACACTTCAGCGATAGAGCAGTCCATGATGTTGTTGTACGCTACCTCGTTATCCTGCTTATACGTTATCCGGACCGTGTTATTGATCTCTGGGTAATACACAGTGGGCGGATCGAAGAATCCTACAACGCCGCTCCCTTCATCGTACCAGTAGCCGCCTCTCGTATACACAACAGTAATCGTGTTATCCGCACTCGGCGTTCCGGTAATCGAGATACCGTAGTTACTCAAGCTAACGGCGGTACCTGCTAACCTCCATGTGGAAGAGGATCCATCGTAGGTAAATCGGTAAGTACCGGAGGAACTTACTGCTGCTCTCCAGTTCTCCGCATTAACCGCTGGCTTCAAAGATGCCGGATTACTCGATGCAGTAATCTTCTCGGTTGTGAGCTCTACACCGTCCACTTCTACTTTCGTAACGTCAGAAGCATCAACAGGGAGATAGTACTCATTGACAAATGCGAGCTTTACTACAATAGTATTTCCATTAACCGGAGTACCGCCAACCCTGATTCCGTAGTCCAACGGATCAACACTCACTCCATTCAGCGTCCATCCGTTGTTGTAAGTGAACGTGTAACTCCCCGGTACATTTATCCTCATCCGGAAGTACGACTCCTCTACGGACACACTGAGGCTGCCAGTCACAGTATTTGTCAGCGTATAGGCGGAGTTATACCACAGCGTCTTGTAAGGACTGAGTCTATTCTCCGGCTGGTAAGCATATCCTGAGCCGTTAACATACGAACAGTTGATGTAGGTTACCGGAGTATACCCTTCCGCATCCGTGGCGGAAAACGAATCATCCTCCTCATCATAGGATATCACTATATAATATCCGGTCGTCTTGTAATACAGCTTCTCGTTATAAGGGAAGAACTTTCCTCTTACCGTCATGTCTTCCCCACCGTTGTAAAGGACCTGCCTGGTACCGTCCTCCGGATCGACAACAAAGATCTTGGTGTCGGTATGGACAAACATATGTCCGTTCCACAGTCTCTCATACACCGCGTGCAGGGAACCGTAAACAAGATTGTTAACGAACTCCTGGCCATCTCTGCATGTAAGGACACCATCACGCCACCAGAGATTCTTCATCTCCGGGCTCTCATCGTTGTCTATTCTATAGTCCAGTTCATACAGATTAAGGCCGCCTTTGAGATTCTCGAAGTTGACAACATACTCCCGGTTGGGAGTCGGCATGCTACCAAGACTAACGTATCCCGCCATTTAGTACCACCACCAGCCCTCCCTGAATCCACCGTACACATCCTGAATATGGTTATCCTCGACGTATGCAGGATTCAGCATAAGCCTTTGTAATCTAGTTTCAAATTCATTGTAAAGTGCCGAGTACCGGAACGGATCATCGTACAGCACAACAAACGCTGCAATATAGAAAGGAATGATATCATTCACTTCATCCGGATTCTTCAGCACGAAATTATCCTTGACCCCCTCTGGAACAGGAACACTTCTCTTCTGGTACTCCAGTATAGTACCTTCCGGAAGTCCCTTCGGACACAGCATCTTATTACCGCCAAACAGCTTATACCGTGTAAAGCGATGGAAGATATCTCCGTGACTCCGTCCTCGGGGTATAATTAAACCAGGCACAACTTTTAGGCAGTCGTCCGGAAGATGGTACAGGACAGTGTCATTATCCAGCTCTTCCATCTGAAGGTCTTCCAGTTTAATGGAATCCTCAATATGCTTCACCTGATAGATATAAGACTGGCAGGTATTCAGCAGTCCCGGTATCTGATTGACGTAGTCTTCCTGGTTGTTATATGTTAATTCGATTTCGTCCCCAGCTATTGAATAGGAGAAGATCAGATTGAGGACTCTCCTCTTTAATTCACCATAAGTCATTTGCACTTCTCCTCTACTAAAAGATTAGCGGGAATGCCGCTATTGACATCCCCGCTATAAGTTTGGTTATCAGCCGATGTTCAGGATGACATCCGCAAAGCCGACCGGCTTGTCGGCAGAATCGACTTCGACGATACGGGCCACAGTATGACCAGAGGTCGGAGTAATCTCGACATAGTTGATCGGGTTGTTGGAAGCGTCCTTCATCTCGGTCCATGCACTGGTAGTAATTGCAGTGCCGTAGGTGATTGCGGTCAGACCGGATGCAGCAGCAGCGGTCATGTAGTACCACTTGTTGCCGGTTGCATTCAGCCGGCCGTTAACAATAAGAGTGGTCTTACCAACGGCAGTTGCAGCAGACATGGCTTCGAGGGTCTTAAATACAGACTGTCCGCCATGGAAGTACAGAGCATGACGCTTTTCGTTAAGAACGAAGCAATCATAAATGGTGCGTCCTTCCACGAGCCAACCGGAGATTCCGGGGGGATCGTCATGAATACGATACAATATTGTTATCCTACAGGCTTTTTATCCTGTAGCTCTTATGGTTTCCCATAAGTTCAGCGTACATCATCTTCCTCTATAAATAGTAGGAAGCCGGATACTCTTGCCAGGGTTATCCATCTACTTTCGTAGTTCCACCTGGTACGCGTTACGGTGTCATAGGCGATTTAATTCCTATGCTTACCTCGGTATTAGCTTGCTGCTTTTTCGTCAGCATATCGCCAGTGATACCCATACATCGTCGGTCGTTTGCCACGGCACACATTTCCTATATTGGAAGGAAAGCCGCCGCAGGCATCAGCCGCTGCCTTTAATGTTGGGAAAACCTCTCCTGTTTCTACACACAAGACACTTCTAGCTAAGCCGTGGTTCGCCCCACTATTAGCCGCGCCTATCTTTTTCTTCGACTCCTCTGTGTGATGCTTCCCATAAAAAGTAGCATTCTCGCCCTTGTGAGTGAAATGTGTAGGATCAGAGTAGAACTCTTTCCAGTGCTCATGCATTTTTTTACGAGCCTCATCACTCTGGTGCTTTCCATACATAGGATGCTCTTTCCCGGAATAATGAAAACCGCCCGTACAGCCATCTCCGCCATCCGTCATGTTATAGCCGTAGTCATTTCCATACCGGACGATGTTTGTCTTATACTGAGCGATCAATTCAATTTCCTTCTGGTTAGCTTCCTCAAGAGATAAACCCTCAAAAAGAATCTCGTGTTCGAACGAATCCCAACCGTATTTCAGAATAGCATTTGCAAAGGCCGCATGAACATATTGGCCCTTTGCCTTTTTTAAATACCTATGTCCTTTCGGACCCCATCTCTTCTCCGGAGTCCTATTAGTTATTCCAAAATACTTTTTCCCATTAACCTTGTTTGTATGGCAATATACTGTATACAATTAGCTGTCTCCTATTAATTATAAAGCAGTTTAGCCTTTACCGATTTTACCCGGTTTATTTATCGCGGATCACGCCGCGAGAGGACAATCGTGTCTATCCTCGAGCTGTTTCGGGCCGACAGCAGCATCGGAGTGTGCAATAAGGAATGCAGCACCAGCCGGGAGTCTGTTGGACGGAACCTTAACGATTTTGCACCCATCGATTTCGCCAAGGATACCCTTGATGACCATATCCTGGGACTTGTCAGAATACTTGACAAAAGCAGGATCCTGCATCATGAAGTTGGCGAATTTGTAGGTGCAGAATGCCACACGACCTGCGTCGGGGACATTGTGTTCACCAAGGTACTCCTGACCTGCGAGGAACATCTCGTAAGCATTAGCCTTAGTGATTGCGGTAGTTGCATAGCCACCAGCTGCCTGAGCGGCTTCGGCAAGAACCTTAAAGCAATAGGTATCGAACTCAGGGACAACAACTTCCTTGAGCTGGCGGGCCAAAGATTGACCGGCATCGCTTACCATTTCGCTTTGCAGCTTATCGCCCTTATCGATGATGAACGTAAAGGAACGGTCATTAGTCACCGTAAGGGTCTGAACATTTCTGGTGAGATCATCCGGAGTGCCATAACGAGTCATGCCACCACGAACGTAGTCGTGCATCACAGCAATAGGAATGCTGTACACCTTGACAGTTTTTTCACCAGTAAAATCGTATTTTGCGCCAAGTGCGAGCTGTGCTTGGCTATCAAAAGTCCATCTTTCGTCTACGATAGGACTATATTTGCTCGCTAAATTAATACCACCGGGCATATTGTTAATCTCCTTTATTATGTCCTGCGGTAGCGACAGTCACGCGACTGTCAGAACTTATTTTGAGTTGTAGGAATTAAACCCTCTCATAAAGGGATCGTCCGGTCCTACATCCGTTGCGCCGCCTTTCGCGACGCCTCTGACAGGTGCGCGTTTGGCCGCCTCCGCATTTTGTTTTAAAACTTTGTTCTCCTTCTGGAGTCGGTCAGTGTCGGCTTTAGCCTGCTTCTTGACATACTTCGTATACGCAGCGAGTACCCGTTCGCCTCTGTGGGCGGCCTCTACAACTTCGTCAGGAAGTCTCTGATTTTTCATTTCCGGATACACTTCGAGTAACTCAAGAACCTCCGGCGTAAAATCACGAGTAGCTGGATTCGGCTGAGGCGTAGCTTCCTCAGTCTGTTCCGGCTGTGCTGGCTTCCGGTTCTTCTCGACATTGTCCCTGATCTCTCGGATCTTTCGGGATACAGTGTCCTTCGCAATATCCGGATGAACCTTTTCATTCGTAAGCCTTTGGATCTCTGTGTCCTCGTAGCTCTTCTCTGCCGCATCAAGCATGGCCTCCACGCTGTCGTATCCAAGAATTCTGGAAACAACTTCGGCATGGTCCATCGTCTTGTTCTTAGCGTTGAGCTTGTTCCGGTACTTATCCGCTGCATATGCCTTCTGGTATATCTCCGGCAGTTGTGATTGATCGATTTCAACGCTCTGCACCTTATGATTGATGTTCGCATCGAATCGTATCTTGGTAGGCTGTGGCTCCGGTTGTTCCTCCGTGGTGGGAGTCTCTTCCGTTGCAGCCTCAGATTCTACGTTCTCTTCAGCCTCATCGCCCGTGGTGGGGGCCTCCTCTGATTCTTCCGTTCCGCTTTCCTCCGTGTTGAACGCTGCTTCTAACGACTCGTCAGCCGTCTGTCCTTCAGCCGCCCAAGCAAAGAAGTCTGTTGAACCATCCCAGCCGTCAGGAAGGATCGCATCTTCTTGAGTAGTCGTGGATTGAACCTGATCGTTTTCATTTTCCATAAATGAATTTTCCTTTCATGGTGAGAAAGAGATATTTATATCTTTATCGGCATGGTGAGCCGAGATATAGCTTTAAATAACAGTTATAACTAGAGCCAGCACTACAGATGAGTAGACCGGCCCTTACAACTGACCTGTCGCAGTTTCTATTTGGTTGCGGAAGTCGGCTCTGCCCCGACGCACTCCAGTTTATGAGACTGGCGAGATTGACTGACTCCTCTATTCCGCAATAAGTAAGGCAGTGAGTTGGTTGCCACTCACTGCCTTATTAATTTATCGAAAGGGGGACTTCCCCTTAATCGATCTCAGTTGTCTTTTACAAAGACCTGGATCCTACCGAAGGGGCCGACACTGTCAACCCAATGGCCGATCTCAACCTCGACCTCTTCAGCTGGTGCTTCCTCAGCAGCGATATCCTGCTGGATGATTTCCTCTACGGGTTCTTCTACTTTCTTTTTCCTGGCCATATTTATCCTCCTACATGGAACCCTTCTGGACTAACGCTTTCTGCGCTGATCTCGGAAGGTCGTTGTATTTAGCCTGAATACTTGTCGGCATATTACTTATTGCCCTCTCGGCGGATACTTGGCCACCCATAGCCGGGAAGCCTGCGTTCTGAAGCTCTACCGGAGGCGTCTTTGATACCTGCGGCCCCTGCTGCCCTGGCATCATCCCACCCTGCTGAGCAAGATCCGCCTGCTGCATAGCCGCTGTCTGCTGGGCAACTTCTGCTGTACGCTTCTTAATAGCCTCGATGAGCTCCTGCTTTCTAGGAATCAGCTTATCCGGAATACGCTCCAGATAATCAATAATCTCCAGCGTACCGTCACGACGGAGGTTATCCAGCGTCTGGACCATAGCGATCTCGGAATAGTAAGTAGTAGCACCAACCTGAGCATCAATGTTAAACCACAGGCGCTTCAGCTGCGTGAAATCGAACTCTTCCACAACACGTCTGGTCACCTGCTGGACCATCATCTGCCCGGTCGTCGGATCGATCATCGGAGCCCCATCAGCCCCTGTAGGCAGATCATCGAAGGAACGCTCACGGACAAGGGGACGCTTACCGTAGTAAGTAGCCATCATGTCCAGCAAAATCGCGCCTATGTCCTCAATCCACTCATGAAGACCGGCCCTCGTATTCTCTAACGGCACTTCTGCGGACGATTGCAGAACCATCAACGCTGACGTATTATCCGGACGGACATTGCCCATCTGGGCGTCCGTAGCACCGAGGCAATCCCTCGTATACTGCATAACCCGGTCAATACACATCACGATCTGGTTCGACATGTCCGCAGGCTGCAAGGTTGTAGCAACGTCCTTTAACCCTGCACCTGGCTGGATGTTGTGAACACCGATAGCCGCGCCTACTTCGTTATTCCAGTTACCAATCAGATCCGCATTGTAGATCGTCTTCGGAAAGCTCTGTAACTGGAGGTGCCGGAAGATCATAGCCATCATGGAGTTAATGAAGATCTGGTTGGGAACAATGCCCGTTACCAGAGCTCTGCCGTGATACTGGTTCTTCTGCTTCTCCCAGTTCCCCCACGCGATAGGATACCTGGATAAGCCTGTGTCCACATCCTCGTAGATGATCCGCGTCTTAGTAGCCTTCGTTACGTGGACTGACGTAACTAACTTAGTAGCGCCCTTCATCTTGTAGACAGGCTCACCCTCCGGAGTCAGAATTGGCGTTCCGTCCTCCAGCGTATCGGGAATTGGATCACCGTTTTCATCCAGTACCTGAACCTGCTCCTGTAGTCCGGTCTCCTCATTAATGACCGGCTTCTCTTCCGTAACCTTGGTGTAGAGAATTCCATACAAAGCCTTCCCTGTCTTATCGTCAGTACGGGAGATCTCAGTCCGTCCGCCAACACCAATCTGCCACTGGAACTCAGAGTCGGATAGCATACTGTCAATAACGATATCGTCCTCGGACTTACCGCCACGCTTCTCGCCGGACTTGGCGAACTGCTTGGCCTCCCATTTCAGACTCTCGACAGTATCTCTTCCTAAGATCAGAATGTACGGCTGGCTCTCAACATCCGGTGTATTCGGATTACCGAACATCACGTTGATGCCGTCCACCAGTTCCATTTCGATCTCGCCCTTATGTAAGCCGAACGCCCCTCCGTAAGGAATGGCATCGGGGTTCCAATAGAAATGCGCACAGTAGTCACCAGTTACCGCGCCATCGAACAGTGCCTCACGGATACGGTACTCCATCTTGAATTTCTCAAAGAGGTTCCGTACCTCAGCCGTTGCAATCACGGCTGCATTGTTCTGAGGATCCTTCATATTGTCGCCGTCATAGTAGGACAACGGCTCGAATGCAATGGTCGTATTCGAGCTCGTCAGGGAAGCTACGAACAGACTGGTAACACGCTTTATGATATTGAAAGTAGGTCTAGCCAGGCGCTGCATCGCTGGCGTCTCATTGATATGCAGCCACTGGTTACCGGCGAAGAACTCGGTATTGGTATTGACCAGGTGGTACTGGTTAGGGACGAGCTGATTGTTATAGGACCTGCCCGATTCATAGTACTTCCAGAGATCAGTTATATTGTTCTTCTCGTCTCTCAATCAGTCATCACCTACTCCTTGTTATCCACCAGCCCGTAAGCCATATCCGGGTTATAGGACATCAGCTCACGGAAAGCTTTCTGGTCAGAGATCAGTTTCTCACGCTCTTCACGAATCTGGGCCATCTCTTCCTCTGTCGCTTCAGAGACGGATGCCACCTGCTTCTTCGTTTCGAACACTGTCTTGCCGAACCAGAAGCCTGATATAAAAAGCCCGACGCCGATAACAGCGCCGAGCAAACCGGTTATTAGTTCCATTATGCCCTCGGTCTCTTCCTTGTGTTCAGCTGATCGAGCATCGGCTCACCTTCGAGTTCTCCGAGATCCTCAGGTTCCTCATCTTCAGCTTCGTCATCAGCGCCCACATCCGGTACATCGAGAGCTTCGTCTGCGCCCACACCCTCGTCAGGAAAGGGAGGCTCTTCCGGAGCCGAAGCAGCACCTCCGCTAACGTCAGCTTTGGCAGCGTCAACAGCCATTGCAAGCTCACCGTCAGACGCTCCTTCACCCGGATTGAATTCCTCATCCAGTCTGAAAGCCTCAGCCTCTGCATCAGCCAGGGCGTTCTCACCTTCATAGGTATTACCGATCTGGAGTTCCATCGGATCTTCCCCTGTATCCATCAGTGTCTTGGCGTAGTTCTCCATTTCGGTTCTGCCGTGGCGTTCAAGCACTTCGTCACCGACCGTCTCTACGGCGGTAAGTAACACAGCCTTGTCACCGGCATCATTGCCAAAAGCCATAAATACGTCAGACTGCGGAAGGGGTCTAGCTTCAATGGAAACATCTCCTTCACCAAACATAGATCTATTCGACGGGATTGCGAATCCCTTGTTCTCTTCATCCATAGCGGTAAATCTCCTTAACTGAAAAATTGGTCCGTAGTTCCATACGGATTAAACAACACATCCGGATCATTGAAATCCGTCTCTTCCTTCTTCGCCGCGATCTCGTATTCCGTGGGTTTGTACTCTTCGTACTCGCCCCGGAAGTAGATCATCCTATGTAACGCCTGGGACGCTGCGTCAACCATATCGTCGTGCGCCCCATTCGGGAATGATGTAAACTGGTCGATAAACTCGTTCACCCACGACGCTTTCTCAGGTGTAGGAAGAAACACGTGACCAGATTCGATGGCCGCACTCACCGCATTCACACGGGCGACCTTACCACCGGAAGGATTAACCGGTATTACGAACATGTCCGGATCTCTCTGTAGCGTAGAGATAATCGCGGGACCGTTCGCCTTATCCTCGATCAGTATCACTCTAGCATTCGGATACATCGCCTTGACTGTACGGAGCATCTGTACAGTCTGGGGGAAGTCGAGGTGTTTATTAAAACTCGCTCTCAGGTAATAATCATTTCTTCGTTTGCCCCATACCTGAATAGCGACATAGTCATTTGTATCTGCTGACTTAAACGCCGCGTCAACAGAGATGATCTCGGAGCCGAACATAATTTCCTTATCATCAGGATCGTAGAACCGCCACCAGTCTCTCTGGACCAGATTACCTTCCTCTATACGAGGCGAGCACTGATAAAGAGCTGTCCATGAACGCATACCGCCCTGAGGGTCATGGATGTAGGACTCCTTGAAGTCCAGCATCCATTTCTTGTCCTTACCCAACTCCGGGCAGAGCGCATCCCCTACCTCACGACCAAGCAGGTCATCCTCTTCCGCTTCAACCGGAATACGGACCAGTCTACTGTTTGGTTCATTCGCAAGGACTCTGGCAGCAAGATCGTCCGCATGCCATGGCGTCATGATGATAACAACCTTCGCCTTAGCCGCAAGACGGGTCTTCAGTGATGCCTGCCACTCTTCCCATACATTCGATCTGTACGTAGGAGAGTCGGCCTCCTGCATGTTCTTAACCGGGTCATCGATGATGATCAGGTTGGCCGGGTTACCGGTAATGCCGGACATGATACCACGGGAGATCAGTCTCCCTTTAGCATTGTCCAGCTCGAACTCATCGGCTCTGTCTATCGACCCGATGTTTATTCCAAAGATGTCCGTGCCCAGCGCCCGGATCTTCTCTTTATTCCTACGGCAGAACCTCTCAGCGAAGTCCTTGTTGTAGCATGCGATAATCACGTTGTTCGTCGGATACTTCCCGAGATACCAGCTTGGGAACGACTCTGTGATCGTCGTACTTTTCCCGTGCTGCGGAGGACACTCCACCACCAGGATGTCGTACGCGTTCTCCGTCGGCGTCTCAACGAACCTCTGTACCTCATTAGCAAGGTACTCACTCAGCCGCGTCCGCTTCCAAGTCGGTCCCTGAGCCATGGCCAGATAATCCGCAAACGATCTCTTCGTCAGTTCGCGCTGCGCCAGTTCCGCATATAAGTTAGTTAGTTCAGAATTCATAAAGATAATCGCGCCTCATAACCCGGCGCTAGTTTCAGTTACTCACCTTCTGGCTGCTCAGAAACAGTCCACTCCCCATTCGCAACAAGAAGCGTGGTATCATCTACGAGTTCAGTAGCATCAGGCAGTCCTTCAACATTATCCGCGACCACCCATGCACCGTTCGATACTGTAAGAATCTGGCCGTCTGTACCAGTGGCATTAGGTAAACGACTATCCGTAGAAGAATCTGTACCCGCCGCCCATTTACCGGACGCTACTTTCAGAACCCGTCCGCTTGTAGTAATACCGGGATTAGGGATGTAGTTTTCTTTCGCGATCTTTACAACCTCTCTGCCGTCCGCCGAGACTTTATCAAGCTCCGTAACAGGAATTGCGGGGCTCACACCAATACCGCCAGCTCCAACAGTCTGTACTCTTGGAACGTCGTCCATCCATACGTAAGGCATAGTCTATCTCACCCTTTCTGTGGTTAATCTTATTTTTCAATATCTTCCCGCTTCGCTATCACTGCCATCATCAGCAGAGTCAACCAGAGCGAGGTACAGTATCCCAACTCCGAGTCCGAACACAACACCACCAGCCAGAGCAACAATCCACATAGGCAGTAACCTCAAAAGCGCATAACAAAACCCCTATGCCCGTTTAACAGGTATAGGGGTCTTCTCTTTTATTCTTCTGTCGTATACAGAGGCTGGCGGGCCATCACCATCTTCTTGAGCTCTTCTGTCGAAAGCTTCGACAAATCAATCGCTTCAAAAGGTTTATCGTCCGCATTACCAAGATTCAGCGTCTCTGTCGGTTTGTATCCGGCTGTGTCTCTACAGAACTTCGCAGACTCCGGATCACCGTTCATAGCTCTCTTCAACTGGCCAAGAAATACAGCAGATTGATAATCGCCCTGGTAAAAACCATGAGCGTGGAGTTCGTCCAGGGCTGCATCGCCATCCGGAATCTCCGCTTCCATCATATATCGAGCCAGCTTGTTGAAGTTCTTTATCCGCTCTCTCTTTTCTCTACGCTGTTCCTGATACTCGGGAGAGTTAATCGTCTCCTTCATCTTCGCCTTGGCTTCCGGTGAATTCAACCTGGCCAGGCGTTCCTCCTTGGTTAAAGCCATCGGATCACCTCAATCTATAAATTCACTACCCTATATTATATGACACAGTTAACTGCAAAACAAGGGTCTGACTTCATAATCGTTAACAGAAAGTTCATAATTAGGATTTTGGAAAAATATAGGCAGCGAGGTCCGGAAATAATAAAAGACCCCCTACACCCGTTTCCAGGGCATAGGGGGTCGTAAATAAGTTATCAACTTTTTTGATATCTTCTAGTATAATAATCACAATTTAAGATATTTCTAAATTATGAACAAACCCGAGTGAAATCGTGATTCAGAATTTAAGTTCGGAAAAAGCTGAATTTGGATTTTTGGAGGGAAGTAATATGCGAAAAAAGTTTTATATATATAATATATGCAGACCCCCCACCCCCGTTCGGAGGCATGGGGGGTCTTTACCGATTTAAAGTGCTAAATCCGAGCCCTCTTTCCTTTAATAGGCAACACGATGCGCCCTACCTAGCGGAGAGTGTGTTAAAAAATTTTCAGTTTCCTTTAATAGTGGGGCGCCAAGTAAAAACAATCGGCCTAGTAAACCGTATACCTAAACAGGCAAAGAGGTAAAGCGCGACGGGCTTTCTTTCCTCTATACATTCCAGAATGTCACGCGCTTGTCACGACTACGATTGTAGTCTATCGCTTCTGTATTCTTGTATACATTCATACATGTGTAGTGCTGTATATATGGATACATGAATACGGAAATTTTGGAATGCCTTGACATTCTTTTTTCATATGAATAGGTATTCATATGAATGATTGCTCATATGATATGAAAGATAATATACTTCTGTTGATTTATGAATTATTTGTAAACACAAAAATTTCCTATTGACAAGGGCCAAAGTATGCGCTATACTATGGCCACAATCGAACAAGGGCCAAAGCTGATTGATATGCTTTTCCTTTCCGCTTTGCCCACCACAATCTAAGACGTCCCTAGCAAAGCACATGCGCCCACCAAAATTCGCAAGGGCAAGTGTGAGAGCACAAGCGAAAAGCTAAAGCATGACCGGATAAACCGATTGAAACTTTCCTAAGGAAACTGAATACAAGTAGCGCCAAAAGCCGAAGCGGAAATTTCAAACCATGGTTTGAAACGCTAAGAAAGGAAGTGAAAAACAGACGGCAAGTAGGAAGTGCAGAACGTATGGAAAGAGACAATCGCCGGAGGGCACTTTGATAATTGAATAGAGAGGCAAGTTTCCCCGCATTAGCTTGCAAAGCAAAACCAAAAAAATGTGGCGCTTGTACGGATTAACTTCCATGGTAAGAAAATCACGACATGACGGGAAAAGACCGCAAGACAATTTATTGTCGCCGTGACATTGCGGAAACTATCTACTTAAAAAAAGAGTAGAGAAAAGAAAACCAAAACAGATTTGATAAACTTTGATGAAAGAATCAAATCAAAAGAAAAGATTTTCCTTTCCTACTACTTTGAAAGCTGATTCGAAAAGAATCGGTTTTCAAAGTAGTAGTCAACTACTTAATAAATCCGGTTAACGTGTGCGAGACGTTAACCGGAAACACCAAGCTAACAAACCTACAAAAATCTGAAAGGATGGTACATCTATTATGACAAAGAAAGCAACAAAAGTCAAGACGGAAAGAAAAGAGATTTCTTTCATGGGCTGTAAATTCTATGTGAAAGTTAACGCAGGCAAGTTTGAAAAAGAGCTTGCAAGAGTGCAGGAAATCTTCAGCAAGGGATTTGAAAATCTCACACATGACGACCGTCTGGAATTGCTCAAGCTTTATCGCCCAGCGTTTCACGATTCCGGAAAGATAGAGGGCGCAACATCTCTTGACTCTACGGCGGGCAATTGTGAATTCTGCAAGCAAATCCGTGAAGCTAACAAAGACAATCCCGATTGCATATGCCTTCACTGCTACGACATGAAGCAAGAGAAAAGATGGATTGACGTTCTCAATCGCCACACGTTGAACATGCTGATTATGATGCATGTTGAATTCTCAATTGATGAATTGAAGACGTTAACCATTACGCAAATCACAAGAGTCAATTCTTCCGGTGATACACCGAATCAGACATATGCAGAAAACATGATCAAGATTGCATATGCTTTCCCTTGGGCAAAGATTGGATACTGGGCAAAGAATGTATCTGCTGTAATCAGAGCATGCGACAAGCTTGGCAAACCGGAAAATCTCATACTGGTGCAATCCTCTTACATCATTGGTTTCACCGCAAAGAAAGCAAAGTATTTCAACTATGTCTTCACCGTATACAAAGACGAAGCTAGTACATTAGAAGCAATCGCCAATGGCGCAAGTGAATGCAATGGTAAGAAGTGTGATGATTGCGGATGGAAATGCTACCTCGGTACACATGACAGCAACAACATTGCAGAGGTGCTGAGATGACAATAGGAATCCTAGCACTGACAATTGGAATCGTAATGTGTGGCATGTCCTTAATCGGATATGCCACACCGGAAGAAAAGCCACAACAGAAGCGAAACAATTACACGGCATGCATGCCGAAAGAAATATGATGGAGGATAAAGCAATGCTTAGAAAACTTCTTGAAATGAAATACAAAGAATACAGAACAGCAGATGGATACTATGCAGTCGAAACGGAATTTCTAAACTGTATCACCGGAGCACAAGAAACGAAAGTATATAAAGGAAGAACGTCGAAAGAAGCTTGGACAAAAACGAAAAGAGAAGTTACCAGACTGACAAACAGATTCATCCGAATATACGGATAATAACAGGAGGATTGAATAATGCTTATCGTATCTAAAACAAGATTTGGGAAAGACTTCATGTTCAGCATAAAGCATGCGCATAGAGTACCACAGAGACGAGTCAAGGCCGAACAGATTGCAGAGATTCTGAACCGTGAAATGTACAAGTGGGATTCTCCAGAAGACAGGTGGAGAGTGTATGAAATTGATCAATACAACACGGCATACGAAACAGCACAGCACCAGCGTTTTGGATTCCGTGAACACGGAAAGTATCTTGTAGAATACACACGATAACAGGAGGATTGAATAATGGAAAGCAGTCTCAGATACGTACACTTCAAACATGTGAACGGATATAAAGAGGTACGGCAGGCATGCTACAACATAGATCAAGCCGTGTTCATTGCAAACGATATCTACAGAAGTCACAGGCCACAGGATATAGAGTACCTCTACATTACACGCTACGACAGCGACAACAAGGAACGTGTCGTAAAGAACTACATCTAACAGGAGGGTATGACATGTACGACCACATTAAAGCGATTGCCGAAGCGGTCAAGGCAAAGGATAAAAAGACAGCAGAGTATCACCTACACCTGCTTGAAAGAGCGGGCATGGATAGATACACCGCATGTGTACTGGTAAAGGAATACATCCGAAACCCTAAAGAATTTGAAACGGAGGATTGAACAATGAAATACAGCGATTGCACCCCACGTCAAAAGAAGGCCTTCAAGAACATCCTTTATGCCAGCCGCTGGCTCTTAGGCGGACTCGAGAATACAATGCTCGACAATCCGGAAGGTTCGGAAGAATACGAAAGAGCAAAGGCCACGCTTGCCAATCACGACGGCCTTGTGGCAGAGCTCTATAGCATGGCAACGACAGACGTATATGACGACGGCAGCTGCTGCTTCAACCAAGCTGCCAAGAGCTACCTCAAAGACGTCCGCTTCTGCGGAAAGGAATGGCTGATGGAAAGATGCGAGGCTCGCATCAGAAAGGAAGGATATTAATGGAAAACAACATTCGATATGGAATCTATGTAAGCAACGAACGTCGTACACCTTGGGCCGGATGGATAGTATCCGGCCTTAAGGAAATCGAAACACGCAACAAGAACATGCTCGGCAAGCTAGTCGGTGAACGTGTGGCAGTCATTGCAACAGGTAACCATCCACCTCTCATTGTAGGGTACGTGACCATCACAAGCGCGCTGCATGTCGGCAAGGACTTGTTCGACCGTCGCTTCCGGAAGTACACCATGATAGAGAAGGGCGACAGATATGACTGCACCGAAAAAGGAAAGTGGCTGTACTATCTGAGCGACGCTGAAGCATGCAACCCCATGGCTTTACCGGAGAACATCATCAGACACGGACGTAGCTACGTCGAATTTAATTAATGGAGGATTGAACAATGCAGAAAGAACAGAAATGGGAATTCAAGTATGCCGTACCTACGGAGGACGGCAATGAGACCATCAAAGTATGCTATCCGAAATCTGAAGAGAAGAGGGCGGAGAACATACAGAAATGTAAGGACCGGAACTACCGCATAGTCAGCATCAAGAAGCTGTACCCCTTCAACACCTACAAGAACCAGCACAACTTTAAACTGATACGAAATGTCTGCTTCAACACCATGGACGACATGGACATCGGAGAAATCCCCTACGATGAAAAAGAATACGACCGTCTTGATGAGATGAAAACCAAGGCTGACGAATTCTTCGGCCTCCCATTGCCTGTAGCTTGGCTACCTTGGGAAGAATGGAAAGAAGCAAAAGAACTATCCGAGCTTGCTATCCTGCACCGGCAGGACGCATGCATCAGAAACGGAAGACCGGACCTAGTTGCATATTGTTAAGGAGGATTGATAACACACTCGACCATGCGAGTATAAACAGGAGTCAGGCATGGTGCGTGGGCAGGACTCGACATCCTGTCCGGTCTCAAAAGAAATTTATTAATGGAGGATATAGAAATGAGAACAATAGAAACCCTGCAGAAGGTACAGGATATCGGTGCGGATATCTATCGTGAGTACAGAAAGAAATGCCGTGATGCCTGCGCCCTGCTCGACAAGCTTCATGCAGATGCCGTCTACGACAACGATACACCGGAGTCTGTCGTGGATGCCTTCGCAGAAATGTGCGGCGAAAGCTTTGCGGAAATCATCATCGCTTCCCTTGTCAATCAGAGCGCATGGGATGGACGCATCTCCCCCAAGGCAGCCGAGTGGGCGAAAGGAATAAAGGACTCATGGGATGCGGAATCAAGTAGACGCTGGGGCATCACAACCACAATGCACATGTGTCACCTCGACCAGACCGCAAGATCATTCATGACTAGGTACAACAGATAAGGAGGATATCGAAATGAACAACGACTATATGGAAAGAGCACGTAAAGCAATCGACGAGAAGACTCTCTACCCCTACGCAATAGCAATGACCGTCGTCCCTCTGAAAACAGATAGACTGACAGCAAGATACTTAAACCTGCGTAGTTCCTTGTTCGACACAGTGCTATGGAACTACCTCCATGAACACTACGGCAGAAAGTTCAGAAGCGACTATACCAAAGAGCAGCTCAAAGAAGCAGAGGATGTAGCACTGGCTGCATTGGAAGACACAGATATGCATGACCTCTTTGAGCCAATCGTGAACAAACTGGAAGAAAGACTACACGAACTCGACCCCAAAAACTACTAACAGGAGGAACTACCAATGATATACTTTGATACAATCTTTGACGCACCCATCCCTGCATCTGATGCAGAAGACACGATCAACTGGTGGATAGCAACCGCTGCCGGAGAGATCGAATACCAGACCGGAGTAGAGATAAGCACGGACGAGATCATGCAGGAATTCGCTGACAACGAATGGCTGTACCTCTCAGAGAATGATGACGGAGTAGAGATGATCGACATGCAGATCGCTGAGGATTGCCTTAACGATATCATGTACAAGATGATCAGAGACATCGAGGAAGAACAGAAAGAACCAAAGGCCAAGACAGCAACACCGAATAGGAGGATGCCTAAATGAAAGACAGATACTTTCACATCAACTCCTGCGAAGGCGATGGAGAATACGCACTGACCTTGGAAGAGATGATGTACGAATACAACGAATGGAAAAAGGAATACAGAGATCATCTCAATGAGGATGGAATGCCAAAGAACTTCGACGAGTGGTTCGCCTACTGGTTCGATGGATTCGATTGCTACGGAGAAGAGATTACCAAGGAAGAATATGAACAGCTTAAAGCTAAACTTAATGAGGAGGAATAATACAATGACAGTTATTGAATACGCAAAAAAGATTCTCGCCGATCACGGATGCGACGAGTACACCTATGGCGGAGAGTGGTCGAAGCATGTGCTGGATGATCTGAAGGAAGCATACCCTGATGGAATGGACTTCCCCTATGTGGATGTCGCCAATGCCATCCTGTCCTTCAGCAGGGCAAGACCTATCGAAAGAGCGCCCTTCCAGATGTTGTTTGACACGGGCGATTGCGTAGATGGAATCGACTTTGATTCCTTCGAAGCTGCAAAGAACGATGCGCTCGACACACTTATCGAATGGGAAGTGCAGGAGACGCATGACTGGCAAGGAATGAATCCAACAGAAGAACAGATCGAGTCATGGGATTACATGATCTACAACTGCTCAGTGGAAGTGAGAGAATACGATCCCTCGACAGACGAGTATGAAACGGTGTGGGAACCAACCTACGAAGACGAAGAGTCCGTAGGTTGGATGCCTTGGGAAGACTACAAGAAACTGCTCATCGATGCCGAAATTATTAAGGAGGACTAAACCAATGCTTATTCATCTCAAAGACACCAAGGCGAATATCGAGCTCGCAAGCATCAACACGAACCACAGCATGACAATCGACGAGGCACTCTCACTTGTCGGATTAAGAATCGATGAGGACGGAGAGATCCTCGAGCAGGTATGGCATCCGACCGGAGCCTACTATGATGACCTTAAACTTGTATATAATAAGGAGGACTGAACCATGGAAATCAAACTGACAACAGAGGACATCCAGTATCTCATTCTCGCCCTCGTCTGCACTGACGCAAACATCCCCTGCGAAAAGTACAGCCACCTAGACGAGCTGCTTTGCGGGCTCAACAGGAAATGCAATCTCGAAAACAACTACACCTTAACGCTCACATTAAAGGAGGACTAAACAATGTACCCAGAATACGAAACCATGAGAGTGACCACCACCTTCTGGAACGACTTCTCCATCGCTGATGCATTCGGACCGAAGGCAGTACTTGACACCTATAACCGCGCCTTCAAAGAATGGCGGTCTGACTACAAGTATCTCACCGAACTGGTGATGGTACTCAACCACAAGTGCTGGGACCACTACAGCAAAGGAAACACCGGACTCTCGGAACTCTACTCAGATCTTTACATCGACACAAACGAATGGGCATACGACAACCTGGAGGGAGAAGCACTGGACTTCTACTTCCACGTGACAGATTAATGGAGGACATGATATAATGACAGCAGATGAATGGCTCGACCTTATTGCAGAAGAAATAATCAGAGACTATGGAGCAGACGATGATGAATAAAACACCAGTAACAATAGACCTTACCCTCTCCCTTGAAGAAGTATACCTGCTGCGCATAGCTCTCATGAGAGCTAAGCAGTCAGCTGAAGAACAGATCCCTTTACAGAAGGACAACACAAGCAAATGGAAACTACAGCAGATGTCAGAAAAATACATGAGCCTCTCCGCTTCAATCGGAAAAGAAACAGAGAGGCAACTACACGAAAGATGGGAGGAAAAGAAGAACTAATTGACACAGGACTCGGCAGGATGATACAATAACTGCTGAGCCCTGTGCCTTTATTTTTCTAAAAGAACTATGGAGAATATTGCTATGCCTATTACAATCACGATAGAAACAAAAGAAGAAAAGAAGAAACGGAAGAGCGCCTACAATACTGCTTACATAGCAGAGAACACCACTCGAGTACGAGTCAACCTCAACCATCGTACAGACGCAGACATCCTTGCCTACCTCGAAAACGTAGACAACAAACAAGGCCTCATAAAGGAGCTGCTCCGAGCTCGTATGGCAGAGGAAGGCTTTGTGTACACACCTTCCGAACAGGAGGCCGAGTAATGGTACACGACAAGAAAAGCTCCAGCAACTTAACCCTGCGACTCAGCCACCGGAAAGACCAAGACATCTTCAACGCTCTCGCCATGCTTCCGGAAGGATCGATCAACCGATTTGTCAAGGAAGCCATCCGAGAGAAGATAGCCTCCGACGCATTCAAGGAAGCACGGATGGAAAGAGAATACGAAGAGCTGATGGAGATAGATCCGGAAGCCTATGCCGAAGCTGCATTCAACAGGATCATGTCTAGGAGCAAGGGATACTGATTTACACGAGGGATACTGATTTCCCTCTTCACCTCGGCCACTAGATTATCAACATCCTTCTTATTCCACAGGACCTCAACTCTTTGTCCGGCATCCACTAGCCTACGGTGCTGAAGCTTCTGGATCTCGGCGAGGTGACCACCCTGTGTCTTCAGCTCTACCCATATGCACTTCCCCCCAGGGAGGAGAATCAGTCTGTCCGGCATACCGACCTTGTGCTCCGGACTGAACTTGATACACGGAACGCCAATCCGCTCTAGAGAAGAAGTCAGACGTGATTCAACGTCACGTTCACGTACATGTAAAGAAATCTTAACACCCCCTAAAATCAGTGTCGACCTACCGTTTTTTCTGTGTATAATATAGGTTGACACAGTCGACACCCTGACACTTTAAATCACTAAAGTGCTCTCTTCAGTGTCGACCTGAGCCCTCCAGTGTCGACCTTATAACTCCAAGGTCGACACTATTTATCTATAGAATACTATACTAAAAGTACATAAATATATATATTTTCATATGGTTTTGATCACTTAGTGTCGACTGTGTCGACCATGTCGACCTGTTTTTACACACACACATTTTTCAGGTCGACACACCCCACTTACGCAACCACAGTCTAGTATTTTAGTGTCGACCTTGGCCTCTCAAGGTTGGCACTTGTCTACTTTAGGTCGACACTTTTTGGCCACAACTATGCACTAGTTTTGGCTAACTCAAGTTAGTCTTTTCTAAGTAGTGTCGACTGTGTCGACCATGTCGACTGTGTCAACCTATGTTGTTACGAAATTGTGAACGAGTAAATTTTCCCCAAAAACACAAAATGAAACGCCTCAAAAATACCAAATAAACGATCGGCCCGTGGTAATTTAGTAAATTACCACGGGCCTTTTTTTGTTTAATAGGAGGAAGTCTTATGACACTACATACTATACGACAGACGGACGCACCTGTCAACCTCCAGCCGCATCGACAGGAATGATGACCGGAACTTTATACTTATACTCTTCGGCTTCCCTTTCCTTCTCGTCATGGCTTAGATACGAACGTTCATCTAGGTGGCCCAGAGCACAGTGAGCGAGTTCATGGAGGAAGGAAGGCCAGACCTGCCATGCAGGGAGTCGGGAGTTGACGTAGATATTATATGTTCCGTCATGATTCGAATCGCAGTAACCTCCGATCCGGTCCACTCCGAGGTCTACATAGCGGACAAAGTAATCTCTGCCCCAGACTAAAGAACAGATTGTCATGGCTGGTCGTCCTCCTTCTTGGTATTATTTTTGCTTATCGAGATCCTTCAGCGATTCTGCAACGATGGCGACGACTTCTATAGTACGCTCGCTCATTCCCTTAACTGCGTTCATTAGCCGGATTGTTTGCGGAGATATTTCTGAATCATCCTCCTGTGGAGTTCCATACAGTATCCATTCTGGAGAAACGACATAGAATTTACAGAGTTCGTTTAATTGTTTAGCTCTTGGTACGCTCCTGTTTGCTTCGTAGTTTGACAGCGTACTTCTTTTAACACCAGTTCCGTTCTCGACATCCTGCTGCGTATAGCCCCATTCTTCTCTGGCATTAATAAGTCTTTCGCCTATGGTGTCTCCAGTTAAAACTTTATCGAGAGCCATTAATTTCACCAGCCTTGTTTCCAAAATAAGTTCAAGATGTAAGCAAATTGTTGTTGAGTTCTAAGCATCCCCTGTGGTATATTCTGTTCAAGTTCTAAGCAATCAATGCTTACATCTAAACAGCAGCAGAAAGGTCGTACTGAGGCGCGGATATCTTACCACTCTCTGCCTCCGCTCGATCTGCGGATGACTCTGGCGATTTCGATTACCTTCTGAATGTCCTCTTCCGAAGCTCCCTTTAATTCGTTAAAGAGAACCTGCATATTAGATGACGTACTATCTTCGTCGTCTAGATCATCACTGCGAATGATGGTTTCGAGAGGGATGCCGTAGACTTCTGAGATACGACGTGCATTCTGTGCTTTTGGTTTGAACTTCCCGCACTCATAGTTAGCGAGAGAGGCTCTTGATATACCTAGTTTTTTGCAGGCTTCTTCCTGCGTCAAGTGTAGATCTTTTCTTCTTCGAACCAACAATTCAGATAACTCGGGCACAGCGGCGTCCCCCTTTCTCAAAGTTTAAAAATGTAAAGTTAATTCTACATTTAAGATACCACGAAACTTTACATTTGTCAAGACATTTATTACGAAATAGTAAAAAACTTTGACGCATTATTACACTCCGTTTTGTAAAGCTAGGTAGACAAATTTCTACTTGACGTATTAGACAATTTGCGTTATAGTAAAGCCACGTTGACAAGGGCATGCGAAGTTAACTGGACAAATCAAAGCAGCATAAAGAAAAGGAGAACAGCTTATGATAATCCTACAGATTCTATTCTATGGGTTCCTCATCCTCTTTGGCGCGGCGATCTGTGTGCGGATGTATCCGATCATCGTACACCGAATGACAGCGGAAGAGTATTACGAAGGAAGAGACTTCTTTCCTTTGGAAGATGAGATGAGTGACGAGCGGTTGTTCAGACCGCAGACACCGATTGAGATTATAGAGAGGGGCGAGACCGAATGCTGATGCCTAACCATCTGAAGCAGCTCAGAATCAAGAGCGGATACACCATGAAGCAGCTGTCCCAGATGTCCGGTGTGAGCCCGTCTACTATCTGCGAGTTAGAGAAGACAGGGAAACAGCCGACTGAGGCAGCAGGTGAGAGACTTGCGAAGGCTCTGGGTGTGAGCGTGGATGCTCTCCGTGGTTTCGATCATCCTTATGTACAGGCCAGGCTGAGCAAGCCAAGAGAAACAGGCGACTACCTGTGTGCGTACAGATCGTCAGTGCGAGGCCCTTACACTTATGCGGTTCTGCACTACGACGTATCGTACGGGACTTGGTCAATCGACACAGGGCGATCCGGTCCGTATGTAGTAGATACCAGTACAGTCCGGTGGTGGGCGGAGATTCCAGCCGCTCCGGAATTCTGAGAGTACGATCCTCCAAAAGACTCTACTGCCGAAGGCCGTATGAACTGTCTCTTATCCCTGCCCTCCGCAGTTCGATAGTTCGATTAGCTGATTGCACTTAACTCCCTACCCTCCTTTCTTTATAGATTACTGAAGCTCGCTTACTTAGCCCTCCTCTCCTTGAAAAGATATTACCGGAGGGCAGCGATAAGGGACAGGGCATCGGCCTTTAGCAAGAGTCTTGAAATAAAAGTTATACCCTATCGGGAGCGCAGATATCCCGAAAGCAATATACAGTTTATGCATAAATATACATCATAATGAATACGATTTAGGAGGAGCAAAACCAATGGCTAGATATTGTAGTAATCCAAATCAGATGGTGGACACACCAAGGATCAGAAGTCGTCTGACTGAGAAGCACATGACTCTTCCGGACTTAGCGGATGTGATCGGAGTCAGCAGACACACAGTTATGAATCGCCTTGCGAATGGTGACTGGTCTGTGTTGGAAGCATACCGCGTATGCAGAGTCCTTGACCTCGACTTCACTGCTGTGTTCTTCGCCCATCCAGAGAATGCGGGGGTGGCGTGATGGGAATGTATTCAGACATGGAGAACTCGCGCATCAATGATGTGGATGTTCTCACAGATGAAGAAACCAAGCAGAGGAACAGAGAGCTCTGCGAGAGATTCCCCTTCTTGATTCCGCGCAACAGGTTTTCCGGTAAGAAGATCACCGACTGCTGCGGTCCGAATGGAGAGGAAGGTTACTGGCCCGGTACATCGGAAGAGCACCCGGAGTATGACTTCGAGTATACCGAACTCGATGACATGCCGGATGGTTGGCGAATCGCTTTCGGTGAGGACATGATGCAGGAGATCATGAATGACCTTGTAGCTAATGACTGTGTCGATGACTTCTGGATTACGCAGATCAAAGAGAAGTATGCAGTCCTCCGCTTCTATTGTATGGGCGCAACTGATCGGATTATCAATGTGATCATTCCGAAGTACGAGGACATATCTCGGCGGACGTGCATTGGGTGTGGCAAGCCAGCTACTGTAGTAAGTACCGGATGGTTCTGCCCGTGGTGCGATGAGTGCGCAGGAGAGATACTCGGATCGCACGTTCCGATTGATGAGTTCTACGAGCCATATGAGGGAGTGCGGCATGATTAAGAAGAAGCGCGAACGAGTACGGATCTGCCTTGACTGCAACAAGATGATGCACGACAGGAATGAATGGGAGTGCGGTAGGTGCCTGTACGATGGGCACAAGATAGACCACATCAACAATCATGACTGGTGTAAGCACTGGTGGTGCGAGAGTTTCGACGCGAAAGAATTTGACTACTCCGGAGATCTCAACTCCGATGTAGATATATAGGAGGATTTATTCTTATGAACATTGAGAAACTTATTGAGGCCTTTGCTGAAGGCGACGACGAGATCGAAATCCACATCAAGCGGACAGTCGATGATGACGACTGTGGAGAGATCTTCTGTAGCAACGAGTGCGAAGAATGCGGAAACGACTTTTGCCCGCTCGATGGCGACGATGACTGGAAAGTTATTTCGAAGAACGAGAAGGATGTTCGTGAACAACTTCATGACGATGTCCAGAAATCACGTCAGAGAGTTGTCGATGAGAAGGGCGAAGAGTTCGCCGATAAGATTGTGAGTCTCGGAAAGATATCCAGCAAGATCACGATCTGCATGCAAGAGCACATTCCGATTCGTGTTACAGATGTGCTTGAGTACAACAAGGCAGTCAAGGAAGTATTCGATGAAGCAGGAAACGAGACCTATGTCGGTGCGCACTATGTGCTGATCGACCATGCGATCGATAAGACAGCAGAGTCTCTTAAGGATTAAGTCTCGACCATAGGGGGTGTGGGTATATTAAGCGCGTACCGTTGTACGGTATATACCCACTTCCCTATTAGGAAAGTAGAAGATTTTGGACAGGAGAAGATATGAGTTTTTGGTTATCAATTTCTCTGATGGTCATCGGCCTTGCAGCAGTTGTCGGCACGGCGATTGTCCTTAGTAGGTCTCTCAGTTCGCCGGATGGGTTTCTTAGAATTGAAGGTCTGGTCTGGGCATCGATCCTTATCACCGTAGCGTGGGGCTGTATGATCCTCAGTTATTTAGGAGTGAAGCTATGAATATTGTGTTCTGGCTCTTTGTTGTTCTTGTCCTCGTGGTTGTGTGGTTGGCACTGAGTCCGTACTTCAATCACGTAGGAAATAAGATCAGCTTTGTAAAGCACAACGTGAAAACAGATCTGGAAGATGACAGATCAGAATATCTTACGGAGGAAAAAGAATGAGCAAAGGTTTTATTGGTGGGATCGCGCTGGGGTTAGTCTTAGTAATGGCTTTACTCTGCGCGGTTATCTGTCTGGAGAGAGTACCTGCTGGTTATGTAGGTGTTGTCTACAACATGAACGGCGGTGTTGATGGAGAGATCCTTACGCAGGGCTGGCATGTGGTGTCGCCTACTAAGAAGGTTACTACCTACTCCATTGGTATCGAGCAGTCGTACCTAACATCGGCGTCAAAGGGAGACTCGAAGAACGATGAGAGCTTCAGCATTCCTACTTCAGATGGTAAGACTGTGCGAGTGAATCTCGAGTTCTCTTATCGGTTCGACGAGGCAAGAGTCGCGGATACCTTCATTAAATTTAAAGGAAAGTCCGGCGAAGTTATTAAGGATACTTTCATTAAACCCAAGATCGTTGCATGGACACAGGAAGTATCTGCGAATTATCCGGTAACCGATATCTTCGGTGACAAGCGTACGGATATTAACGCAAAACTGGATGAGTATCTGAAGGTCAAGTTCGATAAGTACGGGATCATTATTGACACAGTTAACTTCACAGACATCAGCGTGGACGATGAGACGGCAGCAGCAATCCAGAAGAAGGTTACTGCACAACAGGAACTGGAGCTGGCAAACATCGAAGCACAGACAGCAAAGATCCAGGCCGAGAAGGATAAAGAAGTGGCGCGTATCAATGCTGAAACGCAGCTGATCGAGGCAAAGGCACAGGCCGATGCAGTTCGTGTAGCAGCAGAGGCTGAAGCAGATTCTAACAAGAAGATCTCCGAGTCCTTAACACAGGAACTGATCGACTATGAATATGTACATGCCTGGGATGGCAAGTTACCAACTACCACACTCGGCAATTCGAACGGCACGATGCTGGATATTTCCGGACTGATTAAGGGTGAAGGCAATGGCTGAGAGAAAACTGGCGACAATCAGACGAGTTAGCAAGGTGGATGACATCCATAACAGGGATCGTATTGCACTGGCCCACATAGATGGGTGGACAGTTATTGTTCAGAAGTCTGACATCCATGCGGGCGATCTGGTTGTCTTCTGTGAAATTGACTCGATCCTTCCGGATGCTGAGTGGTGTTCTTTCCTGAAAGACAAACGCATCAAGACAATGAAGATGGCCGGATGTCTGAGTCAGGGTATTGCCTTCCCCCTCTCGATTCTTCCTGTAGGAACCAAGGTATCTGAAGGTGATGATGTTACAGAGATTCTCGGCATTACAAAGTGGGAAAGACCGGATGCTACAGACTGTGTTGAAGATCTGCTGTCTAAGAAACCGAGTAAGAAGTATCCGGCATGGCTGCTCCGGCTACTGAGGAAGCCATTCTTCCGTGGGTGGCTAGGCAAATGGCTGCTTCCTAAGAAAGTACGGAAATGCTTTCCGGAATTCGTAAGTAAGACAGATGAGACCCGGATTCAGAATGCTCCGTGGTATCTGGATAAGGACCAGCAATGGTGTATGACTGAGAAGGTTGACGGCCAGAGCGGAACCTTTGCCGTGAAGCGTACCAATAAAGTGTGGGGTCCGAAGTTCGAAACATTTGTCTGCTCTCGGAATATCCGGCTGAGTAAACCGGACAACAGTTCCTACTGGAGAGTGTGGAAGAAGTATGGTCTGGAGCAGATACTCATCGGCCTGTGCAATTCCCTTCAGAGTGACTGGGTCTGCATCCAGGGTGAGGTCATCGGGCCAGGTATTCAAGGCAACAAGTACAAGAGAACCGAACCGGAGCTGTACGTGTTCAACTTCATCTCGAGCCGAGATGGAAGGTGGGCATCGGCAGATGGGAAGCTCCTCCTTGAACCGCTTGGTCTTACCTGGGTTCCGATTATTGGGACAGGATATCTTCCGAAGACTGTGGAAGAGATGATCACCCTCGCGCATGGTCCCAGCAGACTGGCAGATATTAATAGAGAAGGCTTAGTATGCAGAAGCCTGGACGGTACGCAGTCCTTTAAGGCTGTTGACCCGGACTTCCTCATACACTACGGAGAATGATTTAGGAGAAAAGATATGGATCAAGAACAGGTAGAACAAATCAGAGCGACGAAGTTCAACATGGCTGAGTTCGAACGTCTCATTCATCTTATTCCGGAGACGGATCCTCGGTCGAATGAATACGGAACACTTCTTATGAGCATCGAGCGGTTCCTCTACTTCGCTAATGTTATCGCAGAGATACAGGGTGTGCTCGGTGAGGACGTAACGTCCATTATAACCCAGCCCACAGAGATCGTGCAGTTCAACCCTCCAGTAGCTGAGGATGAGAAGTTCGAGGAACCGGAGTCCGTGGTGCAGGATCCCGCCCCAGTGGTGGAAGAGGAAACAAAAGTGGAGGAATCCAAGTATGAGATGGCTGACGTAAAGAAGGCTATTCAAAAAGCTCGGATGGATGGGAAGATCTCTTCCGCGAAGGAATGGATTAAAGAGAACTTTGATGTCGATGGATTCTCCGCTATCCCTGCCAGCAGATACGGCGAGGTTATGCAGAAGCTGAAGGAGCTTGGATAATGCCATCCCAGCATGCGCCACTCCCCCCTTCCGCAGCTAAAAGGTGGGTGGCCTGTACTCCATCCGGCAGGTTGAATCAGAAGTACAGTGCTCTGTTTGGAGACAAGGGTTCTGAGTATGCCACAGAAGGTACCCTCGCCCATTCTGTTGCAGAGTTAAAACTCCGTCATGAGAACGGAGAGATTAATGACTTCAACTACAAGGAACAGCTCAAAGCTCTCGGCGATATTCCAAGTGAGATGGACAGGGCGACAGACGATTATGTCGATGTTGTTCTTACGGAACTGTTCGCGGCAAGGAAGATTGATCCCTCAGCCCAGCTTTATATCGAGCAACGACTGGATATGTCGGAGTGGGTGCCAGAGTGCTTCGGTACATCGGATGCCATGATCGTGTTCGAAGGCGGATTGATCGTACTAGACTATAAACATGGCAAGGGCGTACCTGTTTCGGCAGTAGAGAACTACCAGGCTAGGCTCTATGCGCTTGGTGCGTATGCTGCCGTGCGGGATCTGTATGATATCCGTCAGGTCAAAGAGGTAATCATTCAGCCACGCCTGGATTCCATTACGGAGGAGATTCTTCAGATCGAGGACCTGCTCTGCTGGGCGAATGAGGTTATAAAGCCAGCCGCTCAGCTAGCATGGAAGGGTGAGGGAGAGTTCCACAGCGGAGACTGGTGCAGGTTCTGTAATGTCAAAGCTATCTGCCGAGAGAATGTTCTCACCTCTCTGAAGGTACTGGAGAACATGTTCGACTCACCGGATGTGATATCCGATGATCGAATAAACGACATGCTCCCCTACCTAGACCAAGCTGAGGACTGGATAAAAAATGTTAAGGCCTATGTGTACTCCAGAGCCATGGATGGAGAGCGATGGAGAGGATACAAACTGGTAAGAGGTAAGCGCCCTGGCCGAGTGTGGCGGAACGAAGAGGAAGTAATCAATCAGCTTTCAAGGGCAGGGTACACAGAGGAGCAGTACTTCACTGCTCCGAAGTTGAAGAGCGTAGCAGAATTGGAGAAGACACTAAAGAAGTCAGCGTTCGATGCGCTGGTTGGAAAGTTCGTCTTCCAGGGTGAGGGTTCGCTTTCGCTAGTACCAGAGTCGGACAAGAGAGAAGAGTACTCACCCGCTGAACTGTCATTCGGAGATCTAGTAGAGGACTCCGCTGATATAGATAACGTCAATAATTCTAAACAAGATGACTGAATTTGTATGAGGTATTAAACATTATGAACTACAACAAAGTATTTAATGCGGACGGTACGCAGATCAGAATCGGTGAGATCCGGTTTTCTTTTGCCAGAGTCTTCGAACCGTATCAGCAGGAAGGTAGCGAGGTAGCAAAGTACTCCGCCTCGATTATCATTCCTAACGATAACAAAGAGTCCCTCAAGCTTGTCAATGCTGGTATTGATGCTGCCATTGCAAAGGGTGTTGAGAAGGGATTCTGGCCAGCAAATAAACTTCCTCCGAAGTTTAAGAACCCTCTGCACGATGGCGACATCGACCGTGAAGGTGATCCGGCCTATGAGGATTCAATGTTCCTCAACGCAAGCAACACCTATGCCCCGAAGGTTATGTACCTGGAGGACAGCCTGATGTATCCGGCTGATGAGGAGAAGTTCTATTCCGGCTGCTATGGCGCAGTGTGTCTGAACTTCTTCCCGTATAACAAGAATGGGAACAAGGGCATCGGTGTCAGCCTTGGTAATGTGATTAAGACCAGGGATGGCGAGTCTCTTGGTGGTGCTGCTCAGTCTGCTGATGCGTCCTTCGGTGATCTCGAATGAATGATTTTGAAGCAAAGCTGATTGTCCGGGAGTATGTGGATAAGCATCTTGACGCATCGGATCCAGCTCCGTACTACCATGTCTACATCGTGTGGAAGTGCAAGGTTCTACAGAACTACAAGTACTTATTGAGTACTGATCTTCACGATGGTATGTACTACGAGCTTACTTACGATGGGGATAAGCACAGAGCGTACCTCGACGCATATAAGAAGTTCGAGAATGTAGTCATCGATATCTAAGCTCCATGGGTGGGATATCCCACCCGTATCTAGAGCCGTGGTGTAGTCGGTAACACAGAGGACTTTGACTCCTCCATCACAGGTTCGAATCCTGTCGGCTCTGTTTATGTGTCATCGCCGGACTTGTCGCGAAGTCCAATGGCAGTCAGGTATTTTTGGTAATCATGGTAGCGAGAAGTAATAACTGGCTCTGTTCTTTTCGCTGGTGGGTACGCGAACCCCCACCTCCTTTCGGCCCCATGGCAGCTGGCTCCCAGTAGAGTCGCGGGATGAAACAACAAAGCCGCGTGGGTGAAGGTATGTCCGAAATCCCACACACGTATACTCCGGTAGCTTAAATGGTAGAGTAGTCGCTTCTGGCGGCAGTGGAACGAGTCGAGTCTTCCCCGGAGTATTACATGCTGTCGCAGCTCAGATGGTTTGAGCTCCTGACTTATAATCGGGCGATCGTTGGTTCGAGTCCAACCGACAGCATTTATATGGAGTGGTAAGCCTAATTGGTAAGGCACTCGATTGCTAATCGAGGAGTAACGGAGGAACATCCGTGTCTGAGTTCGAGTCTCAGTCACTCCGCCAGAGGCCGGGTCGCGCCCGGATGATGTGAGCGTTAGCGCAGCACCTCACAGAGAATGATAATGGTCGCTGAAAACTGCCAGGTAGGTCCGGCGATATGGGGACAACGTAATGGTGGTAGATGGTAACCAACCCTGGATTGGACGCAACCGTAGAGTTGAACGGAGTGACAATCTAAGCGGCAAGCGCACAAGCCGGAGTGGCGTAATTGGCAGGCGCGTCAGACTTAAAATCTGAAGGAGAAATCCGTGGGGGTTCGAGTCCCCTCTCCGGCATTACTCTATTTAAAAGGTAGGGATGAAATGAAAAAGAAGTACAGAGATCGTGATGCCCAACGGAAGAACGAGTGGAGGCAGAAACAGTATAAGAAATTCAACATCGTTATGATTCCTAGGAAGATGGATGAAACCAAAGCTGTCGAGTACTATCTCAGAACTCATCCGGAGGAAAAGATATAGGAATGTATGAATGCTTTCATTGCTTAGCCCGCGCAGTTATCTGGGACAGCGACTTTGATTTCTCTGATGTAGGCATGGAGGGAGAAGGTCTTGTGCACTTCTGCCACTGTGCTAATTGCGGGGCGCAGATCGAATACTATATCAGCTTCGACGTGGAGGAAGAAGAACTTGAAGACTTACAATCTTAATATACTGGGTAGCCGATGGAAGATGAAGATCCTCTCCAGAGCAGACGATCCGATGTTTGAATCTGTTGATGGTTATACAGACCGTAGTACTAAGACGATATATATTCCGGATGATTCTTTCGGAGAGATTGATGACCTGAAGAATTACGACGCTTATCTCAAAGAGGTTAAGCGTCATGAAATCATCCATGCTTTCCTTTATGAATCTGGTCTGGCACAGAACATGTACCACTCGACCTACGGTCATTGCGAGCAAGGCATTGATTGGTATGCAATGCAATTCCCTAAGATGCTGAAGGTGTTCGAGAAAGCAGAGGCCATATGAATAAGCCACGGACACTCAGTTGCGATTTGGAAACTTATTCGTCTGTGGATATTGGCAAGTGTGGTGCACATCGTTACGTCGAGTCTGATGACTTTGAGATCCTGCTCTTTGCTTACTCCTGTGACTATGGTCCTGTCACAGTGATTGATATGACCAGGAATGATGGAGTCCCTACTGAGATAGTTGATTGGCTTTACGATCCTACTGTCGAGAAGACTGCCTTCAACGCAGCCTTCGAACGGACATGTCTGACTAAGTGGTTCGGTCGGTACTGCGAACCGGAGCAATGGAGTTGTACCATGATTCTCTCCGCATCCTGTGGTCTTCCCCTCTCTCTTACAAGTGTCGGTGCAGCACTGGAGCTGCCGGAAGACAAAGCGAAGATGAAGGAAGGCAAAGAGCTTATCCGGTACTTCTGTCAGCCGTGCAAGCCTACTAAAGCTAATGGTGGGAGAACACGGAATCGACCGGAGGATGCTCCGGAGAAGTGGGCTACATTCATTGAGTATAACCGGAGGGACGTGGAGACAGAGAATACGATCCGCCAGCGTTTGCTGAAGTGGAGGCCGGATTTCTCGGAACAAAAGCTCTGGTGTCTCGATCAGCGGATGAACGACAAGGGTGTCCGTATCGAACCGCGGCTGGCCGAGAACGCTATCAAGATCGGCAACCAGTACCGGGGTGAGTTGATTGAACATTGCAAACAACTGACCGGACTGGATAACCCTAACTCCACTGCGCAGATCAAAACGTGGCTGGAAGAACAGGAAGGCATAGAAGTTCTATCCTTAAATAAGAAAGCCATTGCTGATGTGTATGCGTCCCTATCTGAAGACCAGACTAAGGAAGTACTCAAGCTGAGAGAGGAGTTTTCCAAGAGCTCTAATAAAAAGTACGAAGCTTTCCTCCGCTCCTGCTGCAAGGACGATCATGTCCGTGGAACTTTTCAATTCTATGGTGCTTCGACCGGACGCTGGGCTGGGCGGTTAGTACAGTTGCAGAACCTCCCCCATGATTCTCTTCCAGATCTGGACGAGGCCAGGGATTTGGCTTTACTCGGAGACGAAGAAGACTTCGAATGCTTCTACCCTAGAGTACAAACGGCTTTGTCGGCATTGATTAGGACGATGATTATACCCGAGGAAAACAGTCGCTTGATCGTGGCAGACTTCTCCGCAATAGAAGCGCGAGTTATTGCGTGGATAGCTAATGAGGAGTGGCGAATCAAAGCTTTCTCCGAGGGCGAGGATATCTACTGCGCATCTGCCAGCCGAGCCTTTAAAGTTCCAGTCGTGAAGCACGGTGTGAACGGAGAGCTCAGAGCGAAAGGAAAGATCATCGAACTCGCCTGCGGATATGGCGGGGGTGTCGGTGCAATGAAGAACTTCGGCGCTGACAAGATGGGCATGAAGGAAGATGAGATGTCCGACCTGGTAGCTAAGTGGAGAGAGGCCTCCCCTCACATCGTAGCTTTGTGGAAGTCTCTGGAGGATGCAGCTATTAGGTGTATCAAGAGAGGTAAGCCTACGATCTCGACAGTAGGCCATATCCGTTTTGACTTGGAGGATGGAGTGATGTGGATGTCTCTTCCTTCCGGAAGACGGATTGCCTATTGGGGCGCGGCTATGGGCCAGGACAGATGGGGCCGTCCGTCGATGACCTACATGAGTATGAACCAGACGACACGTAAGTGGGAGCGTACAGAGACATTCGGCGGGAAGCTGACAGAAAATCTCATCCAGGCAACCGCAAGAGACTGCCTCAAAGAAGCACTCTTTAATCTGGACAAAGCCGGATACGATGTCCGGGCCACGGTTCACGATGAAGTTATTATCACGGATCCCTTTGACCATGGAACTCTGGAAGAAGCTATCCAGCTTATGTGCAAAGGTGCTCCGTGGATGGAAGGACTCCCGCTCAATGCGGATGGCTACTACTGTTCCAGTTATAGAAAGGATTGACAACTATGACAATAGATCCGGAAGGCCCCTATCTGGTAGGGCACTGCGACGTATGTGGCCAGGAGATCTGGTCCTACGATGATTATTATGAGATGGATAACAATGTTTATTATTGCTCCGATCTTTGTCTGTTGTATGCGATGAAGGATTATAAGGTAATGGGAGAATATTAAATGGCATTTATTGTTGGCGATAATACCGAGATGATCAACATGTGTCTGAACTGTCCGCTCCCTAAATGCGTGAATTGCCTTGACGTTAGGAGCAAGCATGGAACTCCGAGTGGTAAGAGGACGATGAGACGGACCCACGGTGGCCGACCGAAGAAAGGCATATCTCCGGTGGAGCAGTTAGTACTCCAGTACTATGCAACGTCGGTTGATGATAAGGACATGGCAAGTCATTCAAAATTCAGGGTTGGCTCTGTGACTCAGGCGAGATTAAATCTCGGCCTTCCGCCTTTACGACGCAATCCTCCAGACATACGAAAGCAAATGGCGGCGGAAGTAAAGGCAAGAATGGATAAGCTGTACGGCAGTTGAGGGAGACAGAGGAGATGATTAAGTGGGGGTTAAAGGAAAGGCGATCGAGAATCGAGATCAGTACGGTGACTCTATTGATCGAATCCAGTATTGCTTGAGCTGTCCGTACGGTGAATGCTTTAACTGCCTTGAAGCTATATCACCGGACGAACCTCTCCCCAAGAGAAAAGATAACGAATATAAAGCGAATTACGATAAGAGGTTAAGCCGGATGGACAAGCTGGTTATCGCTCACTACGCGGACGACGATGTTTTCCAGGATTCGGATATCGCTGTGAAGATCGGGCGAAGTGCTTCCCGTGTTATGTCTATACGAAAAGGTCTTGGCCTTCCGGCTATAAAGCTTATATCTCAAGAAAAAAGAAGGGAGCTAGTAGAACCATGGATGAGCAAGATACTATGAAACGTACGTTCTGGTATTCGGATAGTAATAATGTGTGTGCCTTTTGTTGGAAGCATCGGTTGTACCTAACACCGAAGCAAATGAAACGTCGCAAATGTCTCGTCTATCATTGCGATGCTTTGCAACGATGTGAGGATCACACCTTCTGGTCTAAGCGCGAGGAGCGGAAAGAGAACCGGAAGTCAAGAAAAGAAAACCTCGAGGCCCGATACAGAGAGATCGTAGCGCATGAAGTTCGAGCCTAAACCACATCAGACTATCGCCCTAGATTTCTTGCGGGCCCATAAAAGGTGTGCTCTGTTCCTTGATATGGGTCTCGGGAAAACGGTGACAGCACTGACCGTGGCAAAGGAATTGCTTGACGATTTCAAAGTCGAAAAGGTTTTGGTGATTGCTCCCAAACGCGTGGCAGAAGATACTTGGTCTAGAGAATGCGCTAAGTGGGATCACCTCCAAAGCCTGAGAATCGAAAAGGTCTTAGGCTCTGCCAAAGAACGAACAGCCGCCCTCAAGCGAGACGCAGATATCTATGTCATAAACCGGGAGAATGTCCAATGGCTTGTTGAAAGCCTGTCCGGCAGATGGCCATTCGACTTGGTGATTATAGATGAATTGTCCAGCTTCAAGTCTGCGCAAGCCAAGCGGTTTCGGAGGCTTCGTACAGTGATTAAGTTATCCGATTACGTTTGGGGTCTGACAGGAACCCCTGCGGCGAATGGGTACATGGACCTTTGGGCTGAGATGTTTCTAATAGATGGAGGAGAGGCGCTCGGTAAAACGATCGGCCAATATCGTAGCAAGTATTTTAATGTGGGTGCGCATAAGGGACACATCGTTTACGAGTATCTACTTAAGCCGGGAGCAAAAGCGAATATAGATTCTCGTCTCTCCTCTACCTGTTTATCAATGAGTAAAGCAGATTGGCTGAGCCTGCCGCCTATTACCTTTAATGAGGTAAGGGTGAGGATGACAGCTAAAGAAAGAAAAGTATATGAGCAGTTTAAAAATGATGAAGTCCTGCCTCTTCTCGAGAACAAGCTGGGGTCAATTGATACCATGGACTCCGCTGTTATCGGAGAAACCGCCGCAGTACTTTCCGGAAAGTTGTTACAGATGGCAAACGGAGCGGTCTACGACGACAGCGGAGGAGTGTTCTGGCTCCACGATCAGAAGCTTGATGCACTTGACGAAATCGTAGAGGCTTCACAGGGCCAGCCATTACTGGTGTTCTATTCCTACAAGCACGACCTGGAACGGATTTTGAAACGGCATCCGGAGGCAGTAGTGTTGAAAGGCAGCGCGGATATCGAGCAGTGGAACAACGGTGAGATACCAATGCTTCTTTGTCATCCAGCCTCAGCCGGGTATGGGATCAATCTACAGGAAGGGTCACACATCATGGTGTGGTTTGGTCTGCCGTGGAGCTTGGAATTGTATCAGCAAAGTTTAGGCCGTCTGCACAGGCAGGGGCAGGAACATCCGGTGATCTGCCATCACATCATCTGTGAGAACACACTGGATGAAAAAGTATTGAGAGCATTACAAAGTAAGGACGCCACCCAGAAGAGCTTATTGGATGCATTGAAAGGATACATAAAGCATGGAGATTAAAAACATTTATATCGCGGATGACGGTGAAGAATTTGAAGACGAAGAGGAATGCCTCGCTTATGAGGAGCAGATGAAATCCATCGACGGCGTGGAGTTGTTTACCTACACTTTTGAAAACTGCACAGGTCAGGGTGGAATCGAAGCGTTTGAACATGCCTCCTATATGTTCATTCGTGATCCGGATAGAGCGGAGAAGTACTTTGAATATGTACAGAGGGAAGGTGGCTATGATACACCAGGCTACTTTGTTCCCGGGGGCTGCCTCCAGTATGATGAGCGTTCTGGTAGCTGGATTGACATGCGGGATGAGATCCAGAAGATGCAGGATAACCTTATCAAGCTTATGACGCAGGTGGACAAATGAAAGATCTGAAGCTGTACGAAAAGCACAATGGAGATAATCCGGTGGAATACGGCTTCGGTCCGGAGTGGGTAGCGATGGCTATGTACATGGATGACTACCCTAGGTTCTATACCGAAGACATGGCAGT